CACAATGATGACTCCTTCGCTCGGAATCATCTCCCGCAAAGCGGGATCTATTCTCTCGCTTCAGTCGTCATCCGAACCATCGAGGGTTCTCACCCTCCCTCATATCAATTTTCACAAAAATTGTAAATTGGCGGTGTACACGGGTTAAGTACCACCATCTGCGGGGTATTCTAAGGGGTTTTCGATCATTCGTCCATAGGCGCTTTTAAGGACAGTGGGTCGGGGTCGACGGAACACAAACGAGACAAATGAGACACTTTTTTGGGTTTCGGCACTGTCTCATTTATGTAGTTTTTCCGCTGGATTTAGTGGAGAATCGGTGGGCTCATCGTTGGAATTAGACATCTGAATATCTCGCTCCGTTTTCCAGATTCCCGCCTCAAGATCCGTGCGTGAACCAATTGGAGTTTCGTGCTTACTAAAGAGAGCTTCGTAATCATACTTTCCCATATCTGGTGTTGCCACAGGAACCAGGCGGATTTCGTTTACATCCTTGCCATGCACGTCGTGAAACATGAATTGCTTGTAAATCTGTCCGTCCGCGTCGGTGAAATCCTTCATCTGATGCGCGATACCGTTACTGACATGTCCTTGTATAGCGGCTTCCGTAAATTCTTGACGACCCTTCGCGTCAGCGTTTTGCCACAGGTCAGCAATCAGCTTCACACGAATCCAAATGAAGTCAGGATCGATATCGTTTCGATTGATGAGTTCACGTCCCATCTTATGGATTTTTTCGTCGTCGCTGATAAGCATCTGTACGACCATGTCGTACTTGTCCTGAAAGGACATTGCCGCGTACCTCCGCGCGGCGACCAACTTCTCCTCACCTTCTTCAATGATCTGACGCAAGAGTCCTGCGGCTTCTCTGAAAATCTTTTCGTTTTTCAGCTGACGGGATTCAACCTCCGTCTTGCGGTGGAAAACGGAACTCGGCGATTCCGCGACGTACACGAACGTGTCCCTTTTGTACTCGCTCACCTCACGCGCCGTGGAAGAATCGAAAACAATGACGATGATTGGATCGAGTGCGTCGAGCTTTTCACAAAAGTTTTCTTGAGAGGAGTAATGGAGTTCGCCAAGGTTATGCTCTCCAAGGAGCTTGGAAAAATACTCAGCGTTCCTTCGGTCTCGTGGGTTAAGGGCGGCTAGGTCTGAGGGCGGCTCATAGCCGACGATGAGGGTGCGGATCGTCATAGAAAATGAATGAAGATTTAGATACATTGCAATTGAACCCAAGAAGAGATATTTATGGATAGGTCTGATAATATGCCCCTGTATGGTCGATGAATTCTCTCGAATATCTGTTCACGAATACCTACCTGCATTACAGCGGATTTTTTCTGAAATTGAAATTGGATTTACGACCGTAAGGGAACCAGAAGAATTAAGGGATCTACATCTCATGTTTCTTGAAAAGGAATTGGGAGGAGCTTATAACCGTGCGATGGACATAATTGCAGTATGGCTGAGAGGATCGAAATTTGATTCAGATTTTGCTCGTATCTGGAAAGTAGATCCCGCAGCGAAATGGGATGAGCTCATGGATATCCTGCGAGGTAAAATGAAAGAATACGCTTACGACGTGACCCTTATCCGATTAGCGCTTTCGCCGGAAGGACGCATGACCTATCGTGATAGTAAAGACAATTCCCGTTGCGATTTTGCAAATGATGGAATGAATCTAGCCCTACTTCGAATACTTGTAGAAAAACAAGGTGGTTATGCATCAACGCAAGAATTAATAGAGAAAATTGGATGTAAGGATCTAAAGGCCCTGAGCGAACAAAAAAGAACAATCAATTTAGCATTGCGCCGTGACCTTGGTACGTCGCAAGAATATGAAGTGATCGACTCAAAGTCTGGCTCGGGTTATCGTATTCATCCCCTCTACCACATCGCTATTTTTTAGTCCGCCGTGTATCCAGCTCGACGTATGCAGAATTAGCCCAGACAAAGGGCTATTTTTAGTTTGAAATCTGGAGTCATGGCGGATGATATAAAAACTCGCTTATCTGTATGCTTCTTGTATAAATCTTTACGAAAAGTGTATGCAAAAACTTTCATGGAAGACGGAACGGCGTCGGGTTTCCGACCTCGTTCCCAACGAGAAGAACCCACGCACAATGAGTCCGAAACAGATCGAGGATCTCAAGAAGAGCCTCAAGAAATTTAACCTCGTCGAGATTCCCGTTGTCGACATGGACAACAAAGTCATCGCCGGCCACCAGCGGCTCATGGTGCTGAAACTCCTCGAACGCGGCAACGAGAAAATCGAAGTACGTGTTCCGAATCGCAAACTTACGAAGCAGGAATACAACCAGTATCTATTGTCTTCAAATCGCGTACACGGCGATTGGGATTGGGACAAGCTTGCCGAGAACTTTGACATCGATATGCTACTCGTCAGCGGTTTTGATAACACCGATCTATCGCATCTCTTTGATGACCTTGATGTCGAGGATGATGAGTTTGATGTGGACAAGGAAGTTGGACGCATCAAGAAGCCGAAGGTTAAGACGGGCGATCTTTATCAACTAGGGCGGCATCGTCTGCTGTGCGGTGACAGCACCGATCCAAAGTCCGTGCAGACACTCATGGGTGACAAGAAAGCCAACATCATTCTCCAAGATCCGCCTTATAACATTGGTCTGTCATACGATAAGGGTATTGGCGGCAAGCGTCACTTCGGCGGGCAGGTCGATGACAATAAATCTGACGCAGAATATCGCGAGTTTCTGTGTAAGGCACTGACCAATGGATTGTCAGTATGCGAGAAGGATGTGCACATCTTCACGTACTGCGACCAGAAATATATCTGGCTTTTGCAAACCCTTTATCAGGACTTACAGGTGCAAAATAAGCGTGTGTGCTTATGGATCAAGAACAACTCGACTCCGACTCCGCAGGTTGCGTTTAACCGTCAGTTCGAACCATGTGTTTACGGCACGATTGGTAAACCGTATTTATCTGACAAGGTACTTAATCTCTCCGAAATCATGAACGCAGAAGTCGGCACTGGAAACCGCACACTCGAGGACGTGCTTGATATGATCGACATCTGGCTCGTGAAGCGTCTTAACGGCACTGACATGACGCACCCGACCGCAAAGCCACCGAAGCTGCATGAGCGAGCACTTCGCCGATGCACCAAATCTGGCGACATCATCTTGGACTGTTTTGCAGGATCCGGAAGCTTAATGGTCGCCGCAGAACAATTACAGCGCTCAACCTATCTTATTGAACAAAGCCCCGTATTTGCGGAGGTCATTCTTAACCGTTATGAAAAACTCACAGGACAAAAAGCGAAAAAGCTCAATTAAGACCGGCCAAATCTGGCAGCTTGGCGACCATCGCCTGCTCTGCGGAAGTTCGTTAGATGCGACGCTCGTGAAAAAACTCATAGGAAATACACGCATCAATGCCGTGATAACTGATCCTCCATATGGCGTGTCCTATACGCAAAGTAAGGAGGGATTCTCCGCAGTGAAGGTGAACAAGCGTATTGTGAACGATGATATTTCTACCGAGGGCGAATATGTAACGTTCACCAAGGCGTGGCTCGTTCCAGTGCTTCCGCATCTTATAAAGAAAAACAGCATCTACATTTTCAACTGCGACAAGATGCTGTTCGCACTCAAGGATGCGCTTGATCAACTGCACGTGTATTTTTCCCAGCTCATTATCTGGGTAAAAAATCACGCGGTCATAGGGCGGAAGGATTATCTTCCGCAGCATGAACTTATTGTCTTTGGCTGGTTCGGCAGGCACGCCTTCCGTCGAAGCAAGGACAAGTCCGTCCTCTTCTACCCAAAGCCGAACAAAAGTAGTCGGCATCCAACACAGAAGCCGATTCCACTCGTTCGCCACTTGGTACTCAACGCCACTAATGTCGGTGATGTTGTGTATGAGCCATTCGCGGGATCGGGCACGACACTCATTTGCTGTGAGCAAACAAAACGGCGCTGTTTTGCTGGCGAAGTTGATCTTGAATATTGCGCCGGGATTATTTCCTATTGGGAGAAGATGTCTGGCCAAAAGGCTAAATTGCTATGAAGAAAAACAACGAAACAAAAATGCTGTTTCTGGAACAGCTTAAGAAAACACCAATCGTACAGATAGCCTGTGAGAAACTCTGCATCGGACGGGCGACATTTTATCGCTGGAAAGAAGAGGATGCGGAATTTTCACGAAAAGTCGATATCGCAATTTTTGACGGTCGTCTCATGGTCAACGACCTTGCTGAAAGTCAGCTCATCGGCGCGGTGAGGGATCGGGATATGCGGGCGATCATGTATTGGCTCAAGCATCATCACACGGACTACAAAACACGCATCGAGCTAGAAGGAACCCTGAACACAGTGCATGAATTATCGGATGAGCAAAAAGAGCTTGTTCGCCAAGCATTCGTGCTCGCAGGAATCACAAACGAATATGAAGAGGACAACAACGAAAATACAAACCAATAATCCTATTGATGCCATTGCTAAGGATCGTGTCGTTCGGCAAACGGTTGCTCGCGAAAGTCACCTGATGTTTTTTCATCTGTATTTTTCGCACTATGTGAAATATCCGATTGCAGAATTTCAAAAGGACATCTTCCGCATCACCGAAGATACATCGAACAAACTTGCGTGTATTGTCGCGTTTCGCGGTTCAGCCAAGTCGACGATCGTGACGTTGTCGTACTCGCTTTGGGCAATTCTTGGAATCCAGCAAAAAAAATTTGTGGTCATTATTTGTCAAACGCAGGCGCAAGCGCGACAACATATGATGAATATTCGACGCGAGCTCGAAAACAACAAGTTGCTCAAAAGCGATATGGGACCATTCCAAGAAGAAACAGGAGGTGAATGGGCAATGTCATCGCTTGTTTTTACGAACACCAACGCCCGCATCATGGTTGTCTCCGTTGAACAGAGCATCCGTGGCACTCGTCATTTCGAGCATCGTCCAGATTTACTTATTCTCGACGACGTTGAAGACATGAATTCCTGTAAAACAATGGAGGGACGAAATAAGACGTTCGACTGGTTCACCCGCGAGGTTATTCCACTCGGCGACATTGGTACGCGCACAATCATCGTAGGGAATTTGCTTCACGATGATTCGCTTATGATGCGTCTGCGAGGAAAGATTGAAGCAAAGGAGCTTCGTGGATTATATAAATGGTATCCCCTGGTCGATGAGGATGGTCATTGTTTATGGCCAGGTAAATTTGAAACGGAAGAAAAGATCGAGGAATTACGTCAGAGTGTGGCGAACGAACTTGCGTGGCAGCAAGAATATTTATTGACTATTATTTCTGACGCAACACGAGTCGTATTTCCCGAGTGGATCCAGTATTACGACGAGATACCGAAGGTCGATCGATATACGTACCCTATCATTGCAACGGGGGTTGATTTAGCAATCTCGCAGAAACAAACCGCCGACTATACTGCTATGGTGTCAGCAGTGGTGCACGGGTACGGCGAAGAGCTGCGAATTTTCATCCTACCTAATTCTATAAACGAGCGCTTAACATTTCCTGGTATCATCAAGACTATTGAACAGTTACATACACGATTTAAAATGACACATCGTCACGTGATGTACATCGAAAACGTGCAGGCACAAGACTATCTCGTTCAGAGGTTGAAGGAGAAGGGCTTGCCTGTTGAGGGGGTAAATCCAGGTGGGAACGATAAGCGAACGAGAATCGCTTTCACATCCGAAGCGATCCGCTCCGGCATCATCAAATTCTCGAGAAAAGGATCCGAGCTGCTCATTGCTCAACTTGCTGGTTTCGGTCTTGAACGTCATGACGATCTCGCTGACGCTTTCACCACCATGGTCAATAAGATCATCGAAACCCGTCCGCCGAGATCAAAGATACGTCCATTTATGGGTGGCAAATCAGTCTTCGGAGACGTCATGAATATGAAATTCTAGTCGTTAATTGCTGGGTGAACCCAATAGATGTCCGCAACGACAGGGAGATTATCGGTGAGGAAATTATCCCAGTTGATCTTCGACCACGTCTCCTTGGTGATGTTTACGGTCATTACCTTGCCGGGCGCTGTGTTGCCGTATGCGTCGACAAGGTTGAGATAAGCATTAACAGTAACACTGTTAATGTCCTCGTTGTCAGAGAGCTTTTGCACGATTTCAATGGTGTCCATCCAGATTCCAAATCTCGTGAGATTGCTCGTGAGATTCTCATCAGCGCTGTACTCAACGAGGATCACCCCATCATACGCGTCGATATTACGAACACGCGGTAAGTCTTCATTCGATGCTTCGCCTAGGAGTTCGATGATAGCTTGTTCGATTGTGCGTTCTTGGGTGTTCTCCTCAGTCACATAACTAGCAGCGTCTTCCTGCATAACCGATGCGTCGTTTTGGCTTTCCGATTGGTTCTCTGACACAGGTTGTGAAGGGGACGATGCTGCGGCAAGGATCAAAAATAAGAAAAAAATACCTCCAAAAGTGGCGAATGAACGCAGCCGAGTCATGGGTTTCTTTGAAAAACGGGAGAGTAAGCTCGGCTTGATGAGTCCGAGAAACGTACAGACAAACGCAGCGAACGCGATGAGCCCAAAGAGTGTGGACATAGTTGCTGATAAAGGAATTAGGTGGGGTGTTCGCATAAAACAAAAGCGACACCCGGTGGTGTCTAGACCCAAGCCAAGCACGGATTGTGCGAGGTTTGTTTTAACCGGATGCCGCTCAATGCGCGCAATCCGGAAATAGGCAATAAAAGCCTTGCTAAGGCTTGGATCTAGACGTTGCTAGGATAGCATAACTACCCCGTAAGTAAAGCAATTCTGCCGCCCCAGAGTATTTATTGATACTTTCAAGGCATTTTTGATGGATCATTGCGTACGAACTTAACACATGTAAACTTGACAAGAGAATAAACGTCATATACTTTACACATGTTAATGCTATTTTATTACCTATGGCCATCAACAAGTCTGAATTCATTACTCCAACCCAGCTCGCTAAAATGTTAGGGATTTCGCGTGTTGCCGTCCACCAAAAGATTAAGAAGGGCGATATCAAGGCAGAGAACGTTGGGGATCCTTCCAAGCCAACCTGGCTCATTCCGAAGATATCTCTTTCGGAAGAACTGCAAGCGCGGATCGTAAAGGAGCAAAAGAAGGCGACAGAAAGCGTAGTTGGCAAGAAAGGCCAACACCATGATTTAGGCTTTGAAAAAGAGCTTTGGGCGGCCGCCGACAAGCTTCGGGGGAACATAGACGTGTCCGAGTACAAGAATATCGTCCTCGGCCTCCTCTTTTTGAAATACATCTCCGACTCCTTCTACAAGCGTCGCGAAGTGCTTGCGGAAATGACCCGCGACCCAAAGAACGAGGACTTCTATGTTTCGAACGAAGAAGCTCGGAAGCACATCCTCGAGACCAAGGATTTCTACACCGCCGAAGGCGTGTTCTACGTTCCGGAACATTCGCGTTGGGAATACCTTCAGACGAAGACCATGAGTGCGGACTTGGGAAAGGTTCTGGATGACGCAATGACGCTCATCGAGAAGGATAATCCGGCTCAGCTCGAAAATGTCCTGCCACGCGTCTATACCAAGACAAACCTCGATCACTCGGTACTCGGCGAGTTGGTCAACATTTTTTCGCGCATCTCGTTCGACCACGACTTTGATCGCGAGAAGGATATTCTTGGTCGCATTTACGAATACTTTCTGGGACAGTTTGCATCTGCCGAAGGCAAACGCGGTGGGGAGTTTTTTTCGCCTCGTTCTATCGTCTCTCTCCTCGTTGAGATTCTCGAACCATACGAAAATGCACGTGTCTTTGACCCGGCCTGCGGAAGCGGTGGCATGTTCGTGTCGATGGGAAAGTTTCTCCGTGAACACGGTCAGGATCCGTCGAAGCTTTCCATTAGCTGCCAGGAGAGCAATCAGACGACGCTCCGCCTCGCAAAAATGAATCTGGCAATTCGCGGCCTTTCGGGAAAGATCGAGCTCGGCAACTCCTACTACAATGACATGTTCCCGCACCTCCAGGCGGATTTCGTGATCGCCAATCCGCCGTTCAATGCGGAATGGGAACCGTCCAAGATATCGGATAATGACCCCCGCATCACTCTCGGCCTCCCACCGTCCGGGAACGCCAACTTCATGTGGGTACAACACTTCGCACATCACCTTGCCCCAAACGGCAATGCTGGCTTCGTCATGCCAAACGGTGCGTTGGCCGTATCAGGTAAGGAAGGCGAACTTCGACAGAAGCTGATCGAAACCGATCTAGTCGACGTGATCATTTCCTGCCCGTCCAAGCTCTTCTACAACGTCGGACTCCCAGTATCGCTCTGGTTCCTCTCAAAGAATAAGGGTGGTGACCGATTCCGAAGCCGCAAGGGCGAGACACTCTTCATCGATGCGCGGGAATTGTTTGAGCAGATCTCTCGCAAGCAGGTCGTGTTCAACACGGAGCATATCCAAAAAATTGCAGGCACCGTCCGTGCCTGGCGTGGAGAATCGGGAGCCGCAACATACGAAGATATCGCCGGGTACTGTAAGTCCGTGACTCTCGAAGAGATAAAGAAAAATGGCTATGTCCTTACTCCCGGACGTTACGTCGGTCTTTCTGAGGTTGAGGATGATGGCATCTCGTTTGAGCAAGACATGAAGCACACTGTCGAATTCCTAAAAAAACAGACGGAAAAGAATGTAGAGCTAGACGCTAAAATTACCTCTGCGTTAACGAGTCTTTACCCTAAATATGACTGGGGAGAAATCAGCTTTTCATCAATAAAAATCCTAGAAACCATCGCATCCAAAATTTTTAATGAATGGTTCATTAAGTTCAACTTTCCTGGGCGCGAGAAGGTTGGGTTGGTTGAAAGTGAGATGGGAGAAATTCCAATGGGTTGGAAAGTTCAAAACGTGCTCGATGTTGTCGAGCGGATTAATGTCGGAAAAAAGTATGATAACAAGTCCGCTCTTCCAGTGGGGAAGGTACCGATCCTTGACCAAGGTAGATCTGGCAATATTGGCTATCACAATGATCAACCAGGAGTAATAGCCAGCATAGAAAATCCAGTCGTTGTATTCACGAATCATACTTGTTATTACCGGCTGCTGACCGAACCGTTTTCTTGCATTCAAAACGTTCTTCCATACAAAGGGAAAAATGGTTACTCTACGCTATTCGTATATTTCCTTACAAAAGAAAAAATTAAGATGCAGGAATACAAAGGGCATTGGCCGGACTTTGAGCAACAAGACTTTGTGATTCCCCCAACCTCGCTAGCCGAGATATTTACGATCAATATGCGACCGTTAATTGAAAAGATGGTCGTTTGTGAAGAAGAAAACAATCTCCTGAAACAGTCTAGGGATTCGTTGCTGTCAAAGTTGGTGTAAGTGTATGGAAATTCTTAATAAATTTCTTGACTGGGTTGAAAACAGAGCACATGCAGTACTTGCTCTGATCGGCGGGTGTGTTCTTCTTGTTGCTGGGTTTATAGCATCGGACAATTTTCTCTCGAAGTATAGTACCTCAAATGATTTAAGGTGGGTCTACTCGTTGGTATTGGCGTCGTGGATTGTTTATTGGTTCGTAAATCGATTCTGGATTCCCAGACATAAGAAAAAAAACGTAGGACTCGTTCTTTGCATTCATGCTGATACCAATGAAGCCGAACAAGCCTTAAAAAAGGATTTCTTATCTTCCATAAAGCGGCAAATTGCGAATGAAGAGCTCGAGGACACCTTTGATGTAATCATTGTAAAGAACCACTTAGCAACGAAGTTCAATAACTTCAGTTCAATAAAAAAACTCCACAAGAGAACCAACGGGCACATCTATATATTCGGAGAAACAAAAAAACGAAAAGAAGGAAGCGACAAATATTTCCTATCGTTGGATGGTTTGGTATTGCACAGACCAGTTGCGCATGAAGTAAGCCAAGATCTATCAAAGGATTTTCTTTCAACTTTACCGAAAGCAATTAACTTTAATGATGAGTTGGCATTCAAGGGATTCCAGATTTCTGCGGACATTGTAGTTAAATCCGTTAAATACATTGTAGGGATTGCTTCCTTTATTTCTGGTAACCCATTTCTCTCGATTAAGCTACACGAAGATCTTAAGAATCAGATACGATCTGCGCCACAGAGATCACCTTTCGACGGAGTAATCTTGGGAAAAATTGACACATTGCTGTCCAATGAGTTTGCAATGGTTGGTTTGTATTGCTTTAGGAAAAATGAACAACAAAAGGCTCGAGAAAATCTGGCGACTGCTCTCAAGTTAAATTCAAATTGCTACCGGGCACTGCTCCTGAAATCCATAGTTGCTTTCAGTTGGGACAACGATCCGAAACAGGCACTTGTTATTACAAAGAAGTGCCATGGATTCAATATGCCTGAGTGGAGATATAACCAAGCCTTTTTACATTTTTGGATTGGTAATTATCCCTCCGCTTGGAAGTGGTGCGAAAAAATTAAAACGCAAAACTATCCGGGAGAAATAGCTACCTCACAAGAGGTGACTCAGTTCAACGAAAAACTCCCAACCCTCACAGAAAAACCCGTTTTGTACTTTTGGCTGGGGTTTAATTACTTCGTGAAGCAAAAAAATATGCCGATGGCACTAAAGAATCTCGAACTCTTCGAGGAAAAGTCCGATGTGAGCATGCGAAACCTCAAGGATAAATCTTCTGTTTGGTTAATGGAGATTAGGAAAGAAATGAACCTTCGATAATATGAACCCCCTCAACGAACAAAATTTAACCGAGCAATCTCTCATAGATTGGCTCAAGGGTCAGGGCTACGAATATGTCTATGGTCCAGACATTAACCCGGGCCAGCAGAAGGCCGAGCGTGGCGATTTTCGCACAGTAGTGTTGAAGGATCGGTTGGTTGGTGCCATTCGTCGTCTCAATCCCCAATTGCCTTCAGGACAAGCCGAGGTGGTTGCTCGTGACGTCGCAGAATACAACCATGCCGACCTGGTTCTAGGGAACAAGGAGATGTTCGCTTGGATTACGGATGGGAAAAAGCACTCTTGGCGAGCCGATGGAAATGAACACACCGAGTTGGTTAAATTGATTGATTTTCAGAATCAGGAAGCAAATGAATTTCTGGTCGTTAATCAATTTACAGTGCAAGGCATCGATTCAGTTTGCCGACCAGATGTAGTGGTCTTCGTGAACGGGTTACCGCTATCAGTGTTTGAGTTGAAAAGTGCCGTGCGAGATTCCGCCTCGATCGGGGAAGCGTATCGGGATGTCGAATCCTATAAAAGGGAGGTTCCAAAACTCTTTTTGTACAATCAGATTGTCGGACTCTCTGACCTTCATAACGCAAAGTATGGGACGATCTCTTCTTCCTGGGAACGTTATGCGTCATGGAAAGGCGTGAACACGGACGACGATGCCCCGAAGGACGCCGTCCAGCTCGAGGTACTTTTGCGCGGCCTGTTCAATAAACAGCGGTTCTTGGATGTACTCCAAAACTTCATTGTATTTGAGGCCGATGGGGATGGAGACGCAGTGACCTACACCAAGAAGATGTGTCTCTACCACCAGTACTACGGGGTGAATAAGACCGTAGAGAGCACAGTCCACGCTATCGCCGGCAAACAGGAACGCAAGATTGGTGTCTTTTGGCACACGCAGGGTTCGGGCAAATCGTTGTCCATGGTTTTCTACGTGAACAAGACCAAACGGATCGATGCCTTGAAGAGCCCTTCCTATGTGTTTTTGACCGATCGTGAAGATTTGGACGACCAGCTGTATAAAACCTTCAAACGGTCGGGGTATGGCACCCTTGCGAAACGAGCATCCAGCATCAAGGATTTGCGAGAGCGTCTCGGTCGTCTTGGGAGCGAGCTTATTTTCACGACTATCCAGAAGTTTAAAGAGGATCCTGACGCGAATGCAGTCCTTACAGATCGTGAGAACGTAATTGTGCTTGCGGATGAGGCGCACCGTACGCAATACAGCGCGTTGGCAGGCAATGTGCGACAGGCCATGCCTAATGCGAGCTTCCTTGGTGTGACGGGAACCCCCATCGCGAACAACGATAAGGATACGATGCGCGTGTTCGGGCCGGTTGTCAGCGAATATCGCATCGGCAAGGCAGTGAAAGATGGAGCGACCGTCCCAATCTACTACGAGGGGAGGCTGGTGCCGCTGCACATGGCAGATAAATTTGTTGACTCCAAATTCGACAGTCTCTTGGGAGAGATTATCGTCGACGAAAAGACGAAGGCTCGAAAAGAATGGGCTGTTCTCGAAGAAATCATCGGTACACAGAGCCGTATTGAACAGGTGGCGAAAGACATTGTTCATCATTATAACAATCGCCCAATTGAAGGTAAGGCAATGGTTGTGACGATGAGCCGTAGAATCGCCGTCGCGGTCTACAAGGAGATGAAAAAGATGTGGGACGCGCCAGAGTGTGCGGTTGTGATTTCAAACAGTGACGAGTTTGCGTCGGACATTCAGCTGGAACGAGATACTAAAAAGCTGGAGAAACGCTTCAAGAAAATTAACGACCCGCTCAAGATCGCCATCGTTTGCGACATGTGGCTGACGGGCTTTGACGTTCCATGTTTGCACACGATGTATCTCGATAAGCCCCTCAAGAACCATGGGCTCATGCAGGCCATCGCCCGCGTAAATCGTGTGTTTAAGGACAAACCGGGCGGACTCATCGTTGATTACATTGGGATCGCTGAGAATCTGAAAAAAGCTCTCTCGATTTACGATTCTGGCGTGCAGAAAGAAGCCATGCTCTCTCTCGATGAGATTATCGCCGAGATGGGCTCGTTGCATCAGTCTGCTATTTCATTCTTCAACGGAATCAAGTATTCAGGTTGGAAGAAATTGAAAGGCACCGAGCTCTCACGCCTTTTGCAGGCTTGTATCAATGAGGTCATCACCAAAGATGGAATTCTATCCGATGACCGCAAGATGCAATTTATCGGAACGGTGGGGAAACTCTCGAAGCTCCACGCTCTTGTCATGCCAAGCGAGTCGGCTATGGATATCCTGACTGACATACAGTTCCTTCAGGCTGTTCGCGAAGGAATTGCGAAACAAACGATTATTCCAAAGGCGGTATTCCCAGAGGCAACCGAGAGCGCAATCCGTTCCTTGATTCATGACGCCGTGCAAGCTGAGAACATCATTGATCTGTTTGCGTCAGCCGACGAATCCAAGAGTATCTCGATTTTCGATGACAAGTTTGCTGAGGAGATCCGTAAGTCGGAATACAAAAATTTGGCCGTTGATACTGTCCGTAAGCTCTTGGATAAAGAAATCGTCACTCGAATGCGGACCAACAAGGCTCGTTACGAAACAATGCTCACCTTGCTCACGGATCTGATCGAGAAATACGAGAACAACGTGATTAGCTCATCTGAAATCATCAAACGACTGCTCGAAATCGCCGACGAGATTAAAAAACTAGATGCCGAAAGCCAGGCGTTTGGATTGTCTCCCGAGGAAATCACGTTCTATGATTCGTTGGCCAAGGATCCTGATTTGAAGGATGCCAAAATCGATATTAAAGAATTCGTGAAGGATCTTACGAAGCGTATTCGTCGCGACCTGACAATTGATTGGACGAACAACGAAACAATCAAAGCCCGAATCCGTCAGAACGTTCGGTTGCTTTTGATTCAACGTGGCATCATTCAGGAGCAGCAGACTGAGCGTTTGATTGAATACATCTATTTGGAGACTGTCCGAGTTTATAAAGAGTACGCGCCGGTTTACGCGTAAACAAGAAAATTTAAGGAGATAAGTTACCTACAGTAGGCAGCCTGGACGCCCCACCGCCATTGCGTCATCCCTTGTGTTGTATGAAAAACAATCATGGAGTGGCGGTAGCCCAATCTGGGTATACACGCACAAAACACGAACAGGAAAAACCTGAAGTCGTAGAGAAGGTGAAGTACTGCCTCTACGCTCGTAAGTCAACTGAGTCAGAGGAGCGTCAGGTACTTTCCATTGACTCACAGATTAAGGAGATGCTCCAACTCGCAGAAAGAGAGGGGCTCGACGTGACCGAAATCCGTCGCGAAAGTCATTCGGCAAAGGCAACGGGACAACGACCTATTTACAACGAACTTTTGGCGGACATCAGGTTAGGAAAGTTCGGTGGGATTCTTACGTGGGCACCAGATCGATTGAGCAGAAATGCGGGCGACCTCGGAGCTATCGTGGATTTAATGGATCAAGGATTGCTTCACGAGATCCGAACGTACGGTCAGCGGTTCAGCAACTCGCCCAACGAAAAATTCATGTTGATGATTTTAGGATCGACAGCAAAGTTAGAAAACGATCATCGCGGCGAGAACGTAAAACGTGGACTTCGAACGCGGGCAGAAATGGGGCTATGGCCGGGTGTTGCACCGCTTGGTTATCTGAATCAAGGTCGGATGGATCGCAAATGTCAGATCATCATCGATCCTGTGCGCGCTCCGGTTATCAAACAAATGTTTGAAAAGCTTGCGTATGAGAAATGGAGCGGTCGGAAGATTTACAACTGGCTAAAGCATGACCTGAACTTTAAAACACGCGGTAATAAGTCGCTGACATTGAGCGGTCTCTACCGTATCCTTGATGCCCCGATGTACTACGGGGTATTCGAGCGTCCCAAAAATAGCGGCAATTGGTACGAAGGCAAGCATAAGCCAATCATCACAAAAGAATTGTTCGATCTCGGTCAAGTCCAGCTCAAGCGAGACCAGATCGTACGCGAGAATAAAGAGTTCGCGTTCACCAAATTGTTTACCTGTGGCTACTGCGGATCCGGTATCAGCGCGGAGGACAAGTACAAAAAGCTTCGCGATGGGACAACGGCGCACTATGTCTACTACGGCTGCACGCGGGCGCGCGACCGGAACTGCAAGAACCAGTACATCAGGGAGGAGGAGCTGATCGGAGAGCTTTTAAAAATTCTCGACCGGATCAATATTAACGAGCTTGGGATGCGACACAAGCTGGAGGATGAGATCAAGCGGTTCAGTCATTTTCAAAAAGTGGTCTTTGGATCGGATGGAAAGAAAGAAGCCGATGAGGGTGACGTAAATATCCGAACGTACGCTAAGTATCTTCTGAAAGAAGGAAGCGTGTCTGAGAAACGGGAACTGCTTGGAAATCTAAGGAGTCGATTGATTTATCTAAACAGAACCGTGGAAATAATCTAACGATCGAGGATACAACTAATCCTAAAATTTCTCTACGAGATCCTTTGAATCGAAAGAGAGTGTCATTTCGCCACGAGTTTTACGGCTCGTCCAATACTCACCCTCGAGGCATCTGCTGGGTTTATCGATAATTTTCAAAAGAGAAGCGCCGTCGTGAATTGCGCTTCTCTCTCGAATAGTAGCCTTTGGTCGATTAGTGTAATTATAAGTTAAATACAAGTCCTCGCTATTTGGAGCAATGTTTATATTTGCTGTCGTGCTATAGCTTGAAGACTCTTTTGTCATGAGGGTGCATTGAATGCTTGAAAAAGTTTGTTTGATTACCAAAATCATAGAAATGGGATCCATACCCTTTCCCGTCTCTGGATTAATCCAGTCGCTTTTCAATTCACCACGCCATGTGCCTTGAAGATCAGGAATTTTAATAAGCCAACCTTGCAAAAATTTCGAACGCCACAACCATTTTGTAAAAATAATCCCTACGGCAACGTAGAGTGAAATTGCTTGAGGAATCAGTTTTATTGCTGACCACAAATCGATGGTCGAATATATTCTGCTGATAAATAGCACCAGGCCCCATATGATGAGAAAAGTGAATATCTGGGCATGTATTTTGATTGAATTGTTCATTTTCTCCATAGCATTTATTCAAATTCAAAATAGCTCCATGCCCTCGAGAAAAAGGCATGAGCTTTCTCTCGAGTACACGGCTGATGCGATCCATAGATATTTTTAATATCGTTAACCTCACGTAATGTCGCATGCTTTCCATTCGGCAGTGTCTCATTGTAACAGTGCGCGAGTACTGCACGCACATCAGCGGAATACGTTGCTCTATTAAAGTGGTCGTCAGGAGCGCTCCAAACCATGCTCTGGATAAGGAAAGACGGTATGTCTTTTGCTTCGACAATATTTTCTTCCTGCATCTTGTTTCGTAATCTTTTTAAGATACGAGTCATCTTGCGATATCTTTGCCCCGTTGCGTCATGTTTATTTTTACAATTTCTGTACGTCTGGTGAGGCCAGTTTATTATTTTTGTTCCATCGTCAGTAAGAAAGCAGATTCCTTCTTCCTTGTGCCAATCATAACCTGTATCGTAGTAATACCTGTAAGCAAAAGCAGGAACCACATCCGCATCGATTCTGTAAGTATTTGAATGGATATCGAACGCTTTGTTTCCGCGAGTGATTTCTGACTTTTCAAAGTAATCTTCCAAAGCTTTTTGTATGAGGTTTTTGAAGTCTGAAAAACTGATGGAGCCATCGACGTTTCCGTAGTCGTTTTGCGTTTTACCTTCAGGATATCTTGGGAAGAAGGTTGAGTTCAGGCAAACGCAAATATCGACATCACTGTCATTCTTAACGTTCGTCTTCGATTTGTATGACCCCTGCGGAATGATCGAAATATCCATATCCGCCAAACGAGCACTGGCACTTATAGCTTTCCGAACAGCCGTCTCAGTATTCTCCATTTTCTGCTGTTCCGTAGTGCCCGGCGCAGCGCCCCAAGATTTGAAAGTATCTTCCCAGGACATATACTAATTCTTTTTATCTCTTGGCGGAAAAGGATCGCGACCAGGTGCGACTGTATCGCTATCTCGGATCGGCCCACCATTTGGACGATGGATTCGTACCTCCCCTCCGCCTGCTCCTTCGGCAAACTGTTTCGCTAACTGTTCAGCTTGTTTCTGCGTGTTCGCGGTGCCAGAGGCTCGATCGGCGTTTTCCTTAACAATCCTCCAATTGTCGGAACCTTTCTTATTAGTCACGTGGTAATTGGGCATAGATTAGTTCCAGTTCATTGCTGGTTTTTTAAGAACGAACTTTACCTCACCAGCTACGAAGAACTTATCGGAGTCCTCGGGATGAAGAAAAATTGGTGGATTCGATTCTGTGGATTCCGAGAGGAGAGCGATCTCGCCGGTCTGATCGTTCTTCGAGAACCGCTTGATGTTTGCCAGGCCTTCGAGGACGGCGACGATGTAGGAACCAGACTCCGGATTACGCTTGGTCGAGTCGATGATGATGTAGTCGCCGTCCTCAATCTTGTCTTTGCGATCACCCGCCTTTGCGTTATTCATGGAGTTGCCGCTGGCACGAAGTGCAAACAGCTTCTTTCCTGGGTGGACGAGCTTTGCAGATACCTGAAGAAAACCTTCCACCACATCTTCCGCGTACAGGCTGGCTGGGCCACAATTCGCCGCCCCGAGAATCGGGATGGAGTTAAGCGAGATGGCATCGCCCCGATCATCCAAAGCGGTTACGACACCACTCCCTCCCTTTCTCAGGTGCCCAGACGCGTAGAGCTGGGAAAGGTGGTAACTGACCCCGCTAGGATTCTTAATCCCGACAGCATCCCCGATTTGTTGGAGGGACATATCGCCCAAGTTCCGGCTACGGGAAAGGGCAAGAATTTTACGTTTTGTCTCATGCATACGGAGATATACTAATCCATTTTGCAAGATCTTTCAAGTCCTGTAATATGCTGTCAATAATTATTAACCTTTCGTATGCCAAAGAAAGCAACGAGTAAGAAGATTGCACGAGTTGCATCAAAGCAACTTCGTTCAAAGCGAACGAGCAAGCCCGCGAGGCAGACTGCCGCGAGCGCACTTTCTCAACGTGAGAAGAAGCGTCGCGTGTAGTATGCGAAGAATGACAAAACGACCCCGAAAAAGGAGTCGTTTTGTGTATTGGACACAGCCCCATCGGTCGCCGTACCTGCCTGAGGCAGGTGGGTCGCTCCGATAAGAAATTGTCCTGGCGGTGGCGATGTCCCGAAGTTAGAACCGATTAGGGGGCTTCATTACAGTCGCGTTGATAAAATTGTACGTGATTTAAGGCGAATTTACAAGGATAATCCGGCCTCGTTTGACGTTCCGGCCTTTGCCGTAAAGGTCTACTAAGACCGGATTTCCGCTAGATTTAGCGACTATTCCTCTCCTCGGGCAATATCGTTTTCGATCAGCTTTTGCTCTTTCAGGTATCGAGTTACGGAGTACCACGCCGCATTGATCACTGGGATCAGTAACGCCCAACGTGGGTCGTTCTGAGCGTAAGCGATCAGGATGGGCAGGACTGCCGATACTGCGGAGTAAAAGAACACGACTGCTAGGTGCTTTAGGGCTTCTTTTGTTGGTGTTGTCATAGTGGTTAAAATGCTCGCTTAATAATTGCCAATCCCTCCTCGATTTTCCTCACACCGTCCTCGATGGACAGATTGGTTGTTTGTTGACCGGCAAGGGTGACCAGCTCGTCGATGATCGCTTTATTGCTTGCCGGGCAGTTTGGTTTCTTTGAGAAAATCTCAAAGTGACCAACGATGTGATTCCGGTCGATTGGAATCTGCCATCGTTGGCAAATTTCTCGGATCAGGTTTGCACTTACTCTTTTCATTTCCTCCGTCCACTGGTCATTTGGTTTTCCCTCGTGTTCAATCCCGATCGTGTACAGGTTCGGGTTTAGGTTTGGTCTTATGAGCTTCCAAACCGGTGCATCGACACGGCCAGCGTGCCAGGCGGTATCATTTTCTTGCACGTACTGGTGGACTTGTCCGAGCTTTCCAATTCCGTAATGTGCGCTTACTTGCGACGTGTGGTTTGCGAACCATGCATCAGTGCCGACTAGGGTGCCGTCCATGATATGGATGACGACTGCTTCAGGGCGGTAACCTTTGCGACCTACCCAGAAGTTTGGTGATTTCTTTTGAATGATTTCCATAAGTTTATTTGTTGATGGTTAGTAGTAAATTTATAATTGCTGTGATCAGACCTCCCACTGACGCCGTAGCGATGACCCAGAAGAATCGTTTAAGCCAATCGACGTCAGTACCTACTTTCGTCAGATCGGTTTGCATGTGTGTTAGATGATTGTCTTTGATTTCGTTTACGGTCTTTTCGACTCGATCAAGACGTTCATCTTGCAGTTGGTTTTGGTAGTCTGTTTTTTCCATGTGATTACTTCGGTACGTACACGGAGTCGAACCTGTTGATGAGACCTCTGCCTTCCAATTCCTCCTCGAGTCGGTCTTGTACGTCCCGATCACGCCAGAACTTTTCTTTTTCCATGTCGACTGACTTTGCTTTTGCACCGACGAGTCCGTAGAGGAACTTCACGACTCCCGATGTGTTGTCATCAGAAAGTTTTCCGGCTGTCGTGTAAAAGCGACCAAGAGCGGTGTTTAAGAAGTGGAGTTTGTAAGCATTCGCTCGGTAGCTGACATCACCGTTTTTATTCTTATGTTCGGAAACCTCGAGCCAATCACGCAGTCCGGGGACGGCATTCACGAACGGATAGACACGGCTTCCTTCTTTGATTGGCTCACCGGTGAATAGATTCTGGCCGGTGGCCGCTTCAATCGGATACTTCAGGATCGGTGAGAGTTCGCCGACCATGCTCGCCAATGTTCGCCGTGGGCTTCCTTTGTAAAGGCGGTTGATATCCTCAACCGGCAAACCCAAACCGTAGAGGTATTGCGAGAATCCGTTTTTTTCGCCAAGTCGGACCGGCAATCCCTCTCGCATGTACGGAGGCAGATACTGGAATTCCTCTTTGGCTTTCTCTTTGTCGACTTGGAGGTTATCTACAAACTTGCCGATGGCGGCATACTTACCCGGTTGCTTTACCATCTGCTCGAGCTGAAGCGGAATATTGCCACGAGTCCATCGGTAGAACGGCAACAGTCGCTTCATAATGTTCTGCTCGAAAGTTGCTAGTCCCTCCGGTGCGTAGTCGAAGTGGAATTGGAATACCGACTTTGCGGCTTCCTCTGGTGCGTCGCCTTTGATCAAGCGATCCACAAAGAGAGGTAGGCGGAGTCGATTTTCAGTGATCTCCATTGCGTTTTTCGGCAGATCCATGAGTTTTCCAACAGCACCCTTACCCACGTCTTTCTCGACCTCACGCATCACATCCAAGTAACCGGGCTGTCCTACCACTCCCAGCTTCTCGACAATTTCTTTTACTTGCTGGTAGGTGTATTTCGTACCCAGCTTGGTTGTGATCGTTCCTTTTACTCCTCGAGCAATCTGATCGCCCTGGAGGTATCGAGTAGGGTTTTTGACTCCGGCTATAAAGTTATTAAAAATTCCACCGATTGAGTTTCGGACATGGAATGCAGGAAACCACCCAGTCACCGATCCTTTCCAGAAGCCGAGAGCTTTGTCGTAGATTCTTAGGAAGCCCTTTGTTGCTTCATCGCTCGTAAGCACCTTATAAGTTTCCTCGACGTGCTTCACGATCTGTTCGGGCAACAACACACCTTTGAGTTGAGGCACGGTGCTTTCGATGTACCGCATTCCGTTGTCGAAGATTGGCTTTGCAGTCTCTTTTTTCACCATCTGTCCGCTTATCGGATGTTTATATTCTTTGGTGACCATTTCGGCTTGCTTCCCGAATTGCTTCCCGACGTCGGTTAGGAAGTCGTAGGTATTCACGGCTTTGACATGTTCGGCTTTACGAGCACCAAACGCTTTGAATGCATCTTGCTCAAAGAGCTTCACTCCGTGAGTCTTGCGGAAGTAACTATTTATATTTACGATCGTGTCGTCGAGTGTTCGAGCTTTTGCGAACGGAGTGCTTACTCTCGTTTTTTGGAGAAGTTCTGCGGCAACGTCACTATTCTTTGCGATGAAGTCACGACCCTCCGGTGTCAGGTAGTGACGCAGATAATCCGGAAGTTCGTTATCAAGCAGTCCTCGTTCTTTTTCGAGTGTTGCGAATCTTTTATGCTCGCCCTGAATGTGACCGATGATGTCATCGATAACCTTGTTTCCGGCCGTGGCTGTTTTCTCCACTCCATCGGCTACCTTTGCAGGAATCTCTGCCATTCCTTCGATCATGCGACCGACTCTAGTACCGGCATCTTTTCCGAGTTCCTTTTTTGCACTCTTACCGAGTGTGGTTGCTTCCTCGACGGCCTTTCCGACTTCGGACCGGGTTGCTTTGCTGAATTGTGAGAACTTGTCGACGTATTCCTCGCCAATGCGTCCCGGCAAGTCTTTAATGCTTTTGAATGGCACGAATGCTTTACCTGCCAAGTCTTTTGCACTCTCGTATATCTTTCCGACTACCGGAGTCTTTTCAACAAGCCAGTCTGCGGCTCTGAATGGAGCAGTGACAGCTGATCGTGGCACTATCTGTTTTCCAGCGAATTTCAGACCGCCTTTTGCGAGAAACTTTTCGCCACCATCCGCAAGCACTTTTTCGGCAAGCATTTTTCTTGCACCCTGTTCGCCGACTTCAAGGATCGACTTCTTGAGGAGTGACGTTCCGGTTTTACTGAGCACCACCGTTCCAGCTTTGGTTGCGAGTTTTGCACCAGCACCGTAACCGAAGCTCAGATACGTTGTTGGATCGAGCAGTATGTCGGCAATAAATCCACCGACTTTGCTTTTAATACCGAGTGCTTCAGATGGCTGGATGCGTTCTTTGATTCCGGCCTTGATTCCTTTTCCGCTTATAAGACCACCGACTGCATATCCTCCGGTGTTGAGCACATGGAGTATTTTCTGCAGTGTTGATTCTTTAGGTTGAGTGGAGGAGACGTCCACGTTATTTTGCAAAGCAAAATCTCTCAGTCCCTCGACTGTTGTCACATTCGGCTTACCGGCCGTTTTCTCTACCTCGGTCGTCACAAACTTTCCCTCGGCATTCTTTTGGTACTTCACTGCAGTACCGGCCGATGATGGTTTGGGTACGGTGAGTGGAGGAGAGGCTGGTGCAGAACCGGTGTTTACATACTTTCCTGTTTTAGGGTCTTTGATGTAAGCCATAACGTTTTAATTTCCTATACCGAAGAGACCTTTGAAGAAGTTTTTGCTGGTGTTGAATCCGGCCTTCGCAACATTCGGTATCTTTTGGGTGAATACGTCTTTGACCCCAGCACCAAAGTCTTGAGCCGTTATCTTTGGCTGACTTGCTTTCAACGCTTGAGCGGCCGCCGCATCGGCTTGCTGTTGTGTGTTTGCTTCAGAAATAATCTGATCTCGTTTCTGGAGGACTTGCGCTCGTATGTTTTGAGGCACGTTGCTTGCGGTGAAGTTCGGGTTATTTAGAAGCTCAAGTGCGTAGGCTTCGACGTCGCTTGCACTACCACCGTCACCAGAGCCACTACCGGTCGCTTTCTTTGTGCCTACTACTTTTGTACCAGCAATATCAAGCACTGTTCCGGATGGTGTGTCGTTGGCGAGGTTTGCGAGTTGGATCGCTCGGTTGATCACGTCTTGAGCATCTTTCTTTTCTTGCTCTTTGCCGTATTTGGAAGCTTCGACAATGTTTGCGACATCTTTTTCTGAAGCACCGAAGACTTGCTTCAGGAGATCACCGAGTACGCCGTACTGGTCTTTCTGGAAGCCCATCATCTTTTCTGCGACGGTAAGTGGCAGTGTGGAATCGTCGTATCTCATACCGGCAGAATCCTTTGCCGACGTTTCGGCAACGCCGAGATTGTTGGCCAGTCGGTTACGCTCATTCAGAAGTTTTCTATATTCGTCCATCAGTGGTTGCTTCTCAGTAGAGACCAGTCGCTGTGTCTGACTTTCGGTAACCATTGCACCGCTTTTAATCATTCGGTCACGAATATCTTTCTCTGAATCATCAAGCGACATTTCCATAGTCGCCAGTCGATCGTCTAAACTCTGCAGATTCTTTTGCATGACGTCGACACCACGTTTAGTTTTTTCCTGTTCATAGATGTCTGCTTTCTTTGGCAGATTCTTGAGGGTATCAAGGTAGGAAGTCTGGCTGTCTTGCATGCCTTTTAGGGCGGAATCAAGACCGAGCTCGGATCGGTATTTTGCGAGCAAAGAGGTCGAAGAAGGCACTTCAGCTCCATACAGGGTGCTTTTCTCCGGTACACCGCTCGTCCCCGGGCTCGAAATTTGGTCAACGCGCTGGGTTACGGGCGAAGAAGGTGTCACGGGTGCAGGAGGGGTTGGAACGCTCGCCTTAGGGGCAACAACGGGTGAAGTCGGTGCTCCGGGCAAGTTCAAACTCGAACCGGCGTATATCAGGTTCGCATTCTTGATACTTGGATTCGCTTTCATCAAGGCATCGATTGTCGTGCCTTGCTGTTTGGCGATTCCCGATAAGGTTTGACCTTTTTGTATTGTTATTGTTGCCATAAGTTTTTAAGTAAGGGTTGCGTACCTCCACGCTCCGTTAAAAAAGACATAGAACCGGCGTGTGCCACCGCTCTCATACAACGCAAAGCTGATCGGGGTTCTTGGTGCGTCGGATGGAGCAGTGTTCAGTATCGGGATGTCTCGAAGCAGGGTTAAGATCGACCCCAGATTTGGATCAAAATCCTGCTTCGGCTGTTTGTTGTTATTGTTGTAGTCGTCCATAACTATTTCGGTAACTTTTCCCACTCGACCAAGACCTCATCTATCTGGTCGAGTTGTTCTTGCGAGTCGCTGATCGTTTTTTCCAGTATTACTTTCTGGAATTGCAGAGCTGGAATATTCACGACCGACACTTCCTCACGTGTGTCAGTCTTTTTCACATTCTCTGCATCTATCTTTTCAAGTCGAAATGTTAGTGTTTCTTCGGGCATATATTTATTTGATTATTCGATCCGGCACAAAAATGGCGGAGAAATCTTTCAGACCCATGTCCCACTCGCCACCGAAGCCGGAGTTGCTCCAAATTTCGACCTTAAATTGGATTTTCTTTGTCCTCGCATTGAAGCGGATCATCTTGTTAACCTTGCCGGAGTTTTCGTTTCCTTTGATCGTGCCAAGTTTCTTGAAAGGCGTGATCATCACCATGTCACCAGCCGACATCGTTCCGATTGATCCGCCGACGTAGTACAGCGTTTCGTCAAAGTCGATGCGCTTGGTTACAGTGTCCATTGCTTTGATGTGCCGTGTTTGTCCGGCCGCACCGCCGGTAGTGACTATCACTTCGTCGCCGATTTCCATGCCGGTTGGAAAACTTGAAAGGATGCAGAAGTCGGACCCACCACTGTTTACGCTTTTCATGTCTCGCACCCAACGTTCGCTGGTGTTGTACTTCACTTCGAAGCGAGAGAAGCTACTGTTCGGCATCGGCTTCATAAAGTTCAAGATCGCTTGCTTGAATCTCTTTCGCAGATACGGCTCGTCATCGACGAGCGGACTGACCCAGTACGCACCGAAGTCATAAGGTCGGTACGTTCCGGTGTCGTGGTTTATATCGACGATGTATTTTGTGCTGTCTCGATATCCGACACGGATCGTATTTCGATCGACGAATAGGAATTGCACACTTGAGACACCGCCCGTGTGGTTGTTGACTGCATTGTTGGAGAATCGGTGTTTGTAGTAGAGAGCGTTGGTCGCAGGATTGAATACCCAGATTCCGCAGAAGTGATGGCGTCGGGTCACTTCGAATGTGTTCGATCCTTTTGCGATATAGATCATGCCTTGGTACACCTTTACGCATTGAGCGAGGATGTTGATGTAGTCTTGGTAGTCCATGTCTGGGAAGCGATTCAGCTTTTCGATTCCTGCACCGTTGAATCGGCAAATCCAGCCGTCTCTCATCACCATGTACAGCACGTTTTTATCGACGACACCGGAGAGGCATTCGGTTTGCGTCAGCTGGAGGACACGGTTATATGTTTGTGAGTATCCGTCCCAGAAAAACAATGCCGATCCTTGGCTCTCATGATGAGCAGAGACCACCAGATAGTCGGTAAGCGGAGCGAGCCAGCGGATCACGTATCCGGATGGAAGCGTCAGTCGGTTTGGATTCCATGAGCTTGCGGCCGTATCCCACGCCGCCATGTACTGTTTATTTCCAAAGCAGATGAATTTCAAAAACTTGGTGATCGGCACGGGATCAAACGCAGTGTTAACGTTGAGTGATTGCCACGAGTCCGTCCACGTGGTTTTGTCGTAGCGTCCGATCCACGTACTTCCGGCGTAATAGAGATAGTCCTCGTCGGCAAACATTCCACTTCCTCCCCAGATATTCACGTTGTCGTGGACTTCCACCCAGCTGGAAAAAGTATTTTCAAAAATCTTTCCGTTGTTACGATTCGCCATGTAGTATCTGTTGTTGAAATACGCCATGCCCCACGGTTCATCGAGTGCCGGTAGCAACACGCTATCCGTTTCTTTGAAAAACTTATTTGCGACTTTGATGTACGGAGGGTATTGGTCTATGTCGAGTCCATTTGAGAACCAAAAACTACCATCGGCATTCAGGTTTGAGATGCCTTTGTGAAATCGTGACGCTTTCCAGATTTTCTTTGCTAGTGCCATAGGTTTGGTTTATACGAGACTGCTTCGTGGGATAGAAGCTTGATCGTCGGCCGACGCCATTCGGGCAAGCTCTTGGTCTCGCCACTTTCCGATCATGATCCGTTCGAAGTTGGTATCAGCTTGGCGTTCAAGCTCGGTGTCGCCTTGCTGGTTGTAGTACATCTTTTTGCCCCACTCGACGTAGGCTTGGTGATAGAGCTTTTCGACCTCTGGTTCGTCGTTATCCGATGCGAAGTCATCCGATATGCGGACAAAGACCAGCATCATTGCGTCGCCGTCTACAGTCGGAGTTGTTATCGGGTAGAAAGAACCGCCGAGTGTGTACACCACGTGATCCGTGTATCGGGTACGTGCTCGGAAGTCGATCAGCGTGTACGGTTGTGTGTCCGTTCCGATCTTTAATTCCACGAATGCTCGGTAATTTTCGGGAACTGGATATTTTGGCTGGTTGGCCACTGTCGTGTATGGCTGTTCGGTCTTGAGGTAGTCCCAGTAGTCGAATGTCTGGTCACGATCCTCGGGAGGACGCCAGCTTTGCACCTTTTCATCCGCACGTTGAATCCACGAGTTTGAGATCGTGTCGTCGAGTGTTTGATCGTCGACTTCGTTTTTTATTGATTGTCTTATTTCGCCTCGGTTCATATGCGTTTAGATGTCATCACGGATGATGATTGATAATTGCTTGAAGCCGGTCTGAATCTTTCCGTCGCCAAACGTGACCTCGACCTCACCGAGATACGTTCCGACCGTGTCGGTGTCTGAACCCGTCCAGCTGTACCGACATTTCCCTTTGACTGCGTCGGTGACAGTGCATGCAACGCCGTTGATTTTTACCGATCCGGTCGTGGCGTTTTTCATATAGAACTTCACCGTGCATCCGGTAAGATTTACCGGTGCGCCGTCTTGCGTCAGGGAGAATTCCAGTGGAGGACGGGAGTCGTTTTGTACGATTTTTATGCTCATAGGTTTATGTCTTGCTTATTGCTCGGAAACGTCACGTCAGCTTTTGCATTCTGAAGCTGTTGATCTGCTCGAGCTGTCTTGACCTCAATGTTGTTCTTGGCAGTGGTAAGTCCCAGTGTTTCTTTTGCGGAAAGCATGAGCACGGATACTTTCGCCGAGAGGAAATCAACGGCAATCTTTACACCGGGTGGAATTTTCAGGATGTCCCACACGTACTTCCACGTCCTCGATACCAATCCTCGAATGTCGAGAAGATACGTCCACACCTTGCCGACTCCAATCAGGATGTCGAATCGGTACGTCCAGATTTTTGCGATGTGACTTAGAATGTCTAATGCATAAGTCACGGATTTCGCCACGAAGCCTCGGATGTCTAAGAGATAGCTGGTCACTCTCGATGCGAGTGTCCGGATATCCCACTTGTAGGTTTGCAGTTTTGCAATAAGCCCTCGTATATCATTGATGTACGTCAATGCTTTTGTGACGAGACTTCTGGTGTCGAAGAGATACGTTGTTTGGCTTACTGCACTGATCAGCACGTCGAACATGTATTGAGTGCTTTTAGTGACAGCACCAGCCATGTCGAAGAGATACTGCGTTGCTTTGGTAGCAAGATTTCTTGCGTCCAGCACATACGTCCACGTCTTGCTTATCAGGTTTCGAATATCGAGCAGGTATATGGTTGATTGGCTTGCCAGATTTCGCATGTCGAATCTATATGTCACGATCTTTGCGACCACGTCCCCGATGTTGATCAAGTAGGTTGTGAGCTTTGTCGCAAGATTCCTGATATCCATCCGGTACGTTGTCTCTCTCACGGCCGACAGGAATGAGTCGAACACGTAGGTTATCGTTTGTCCGATCGTGAGAAGGATGTCATGCAGATACGTCGTACTCTTTGTTGCCAGCTCTCGCATGTCGAGCTTATAAGTCATCGTCATCACGGCACCGCCAATGATGTCGAGCAAGTACGTGATTTGTTTTGCGATGAGTTGCAGTCCGTCCCAGAGGTACATGGATGTCTTGTCGATCAAGCTCCGCATATCGAAGACATACGTAAGAGTTTTTTCGGCAAGACCGTATACGTCCATGAGATACGTGCCTACTTTTTCAGCAAGATTCCTGATGTCGGTCAGATATGTTCGTATGGCTTCCACCGTCATCACTTGATCGAAGACATAGGTGATCGGCTTTGCTACCAATCCGAATACATCCAGCACGTAGTTCATTACCTTGCTCACGGTTGATGAGCCGGTGTCATTGAGTCTTGCGCTGTTGAATTGGTAGGAATTGAACATAATCTTTTATCCTGTCGCAGGAATGTTGGTACCTCGCACGGAGTTGGTTCCCTGAAGTCCAATCTGTCCGGTTACGCCGTCCTTGCAGACATTTGCGATCGCCAAGTTGAAGTCATCACTCGTACTCTGTTCACGGATGTGATAGGCGGCCTTATTCGCTTGGGTCGCTTGGCAGTTGTTTGAGGAGATAACGTTGTAGGTCGAGTAGACCGTTCCGTTATTGGTTAGGAATATGCTTTGAGATGTGTTGTTGGTTGACCGAGAAGCGTTGTCGATGGCGTTTCCAGTAATCGTGTTAAAGGAAGAACCGTAGAGATAAATTCCATGTCCTCCACATCCGAAGATGTGATTGCCAGTTACCACGTTATTAATCGTTGTACCGCTTCCGTGATAGAGAGCGATTCCTTGACTCGTCGCCCACGCAACGGTGTTTCCGGAGATCACGTTGTACTTGGTGATGTTCGAGCTGTTGCCAATGATCATGCCCCAGCTGTCGCCGTAGAGATGATTTCCTGTGACTGCATTTCGTTGACCACCGACGATGTAGACTCCGTAGTTTGTGCTCGTGAAGATTGCATTGCCGGTTACCGCTTCACGCCAAGCATTGCTCAGGTAAAAACCGTAGCCGTTGCTTCGGCTTACGTTGCCACTGAAGGTGTTGTAGTTGCATGCACTGTCATACACGCCGTAGCCATTTGAAGTCAGGACGTTCCCGGTGATCGTGTTGTGCTGGGAGTTAGTGAAGAGACCTATTCCGGTTCCGGTGTTGTCGTGAACGAAGCAATTTCTGATTATGCTTTCCTCGGTGCCTATAACTTTCAGACAATCGAGACGCGCACCGGTAAGCCAGCAATTCTCGATGAGAATCCGTTTGTGCTTGTTGGAGCTTGTACCCCATAGCACAATCGGGCTGGAGTTTCCGGACGTTTGATTTGCTTGGTTGCCGTCAACTTTTAGATTCCGAATGACGATATTCGAGTACGCTGTCGTACCGCCGTCACCCACACGCACGATGTCGCCAAGGTTACTGGCATTGGCCGCTTTTATAAGCGTTGATGCACCCTCGCCCTCGAGCACAACATTGTCTTTGAGAATCTGAACGAGTCCGGTCAGAGTGTACGTTCCTCTTTTTAGGCGAACGATACCGCCTCCGGCTGGCAGGTCACTGATTGCTTCGTTTATTTCTGTCTGGTCGTCTGTACCGTCGCAGTTGTAATCACCCGAACCATCGGTTGCAATGATGACCTCGGTTCGAATTTGGAGGTCGTCAAAGAGCTTGGCTGTTACCAAGAGTTCGATTCTGGTGTTTTGCGCCCATTCTTGGGCTGTCGTGTTTTCTTTGGCTCGTTCAATCGTGAATGCATCTGTTGACTTGGCAGTTACTTTCACAATTTCTCCCACGCTTGGATCGCTCGTGTAGAGTGTGGCGTGGAATGGAGCCGCCGGAAACTTTGCACCGTCGCCGGACTGCACGTTCACGGTTGTTGCACCTGATGTTAGAGGATTGTCCGTGATCGTGCTTTTGGCGTTATTCTTTTTTGTTAAGAATGTTTTAGCCATAGCTTATCGATCTTTCCGTTTACGCCGCCGTGTCTCCCTCGGACTTCACTTGGGTTGAATTGGCGGTCACTGCACCGGCCCCAGCTGGCCATGTCAGGCGATACCAGAGTCCGAAGTTTCCACCGGACGCAATATCACCGTGTTCCATTCCGGCCGCTTTGTTTGCCATGTTTCCTCCTTCGGCATCGATAGGAGATCCTCCGGAGTAGACTCTGCCGTACCAGATAAAACTGGTCTTTTTGTTTACTCCGATGGTGCCTCGGGTAGTGCCTCCCGATCCTTGTCGGATTGTCACAATGCGTGATCCAGAGAGCGATGCCACATAAGCACCGTAGAGTTTGGAGAACGTCAGAGCACCCACGACTTCGGTGGTACCGTTTAGCGTCAGGTTTTCCGCCTGTCTGTTTCCGGACGCATCCTCGCCGACGACTGTCACTTGTCGAGTGTCAGCACCATCGGAGACGACTGCAACGACTGCGTTTGCGGAGAATGCCGACATGTTTCCTTGAGCACCCTCGTCATCATCGGCATGATCGATCCCGAATCCGAACGAAAGAGCGGCGTTGGTCGGTTGTGATTGAAGCCACGTCACGACGTTCTGCCACGAAAGTGATCCGTGCGTATTCTTTCGGAAGGCCTTTCGGTATTCAGTGCCACCGGCGGCCGCTTCGTCACCGGTTATGTCGGTGAAGAGGTTGTTGTCGACGTTGTCCACGACTTCTACTGCCGTGATCTCACCGCCGTCTGAGTTGGCACTATTTGACTCATATTCTTTTAGGTCTGCTGATATGATTGCCATAAGATTGGTGTGTTATTTACGACCTCATGTCGGTCTATCTGCCTTGCAGAAGTTCGATCAGGCGGTCTTTGGTTTCTGTTCCGTCCAGCTCGACGTTTTTTTCACCGGCCAAGGTCTGTAATTCCTTTTTGGTGAGCTTCTGTAGTTCGCCGTCGACCGTCGGCGGATCAATCGGTGAAGATTCCTCGGATACTTTCCAGAAATCGATGCCGAATGTTGAGAGACTTGCTAACTTGGAAAGGTGTTCCTCGTTTGCGGTCTCGAATTGTCCGTCCGAGAATTGTGCGTACTCGCCTGGAGTGTCGCCGATCTTGAGGCCTCCCTCGAATATCGGCTGGGCGGGCTTGAGTACGATTCGCAGACTTTTGATGTGTGAATTGAATTTAGCCATAAGTAAGTTTGAGTGATTAATGTTTGTAATTTCGGCCTCCGCCCTGACTTCTGGCTTCCACGCAAGGTGGAGGCCAGCAAGTCAGAACAGAGCCTCTAATCCATTTAGGCGACGCCCTTGAGGAGTGCGTTCTTTTCGAAGTTGACTCTCTGCAGACCGGCTTCGGTCTTGTACTGATCGACTTCCTCGTCAGCATCGTTGTCCTGAATGTTGGTTTCGAGATTGGTGTCTCGGCCATTCAGCGGACAGTGCTTAAGCGTGGAGAGATCGACCACTACGCCTATACCGGCATACTGGTTGTCGAACATCGGGTGGCGGACAATGTTCAGCGTTCCGAATGACGACTGGAACTTACGGATTTCTACGCCGTAAGTCTTATCGCTCGGTACGATGTACATCTTGGAAGTGGCAAAGCTTTCCAAGTATCCGAGTACGGTGTTGCCACAGAAGAAATACTTCTCGGATGATCCGTACTTGAATGCGTAGTTCTGGAGGAAAGTGCGGAACTCAGGCTCGGTAAGAGCTGATCCGGCTTCGTCCTGTACGCTTCCGGCGGCAGTGATCGCTTCTAGGATTCCTCCGGAGAGGCGAAGCGGTTTGCCGTCTGGACCGGTTACTTCTTTCTTTTCACCGAACCAGTACGCACGTTCGATTTTCTTTGCCTGTTCGATACCGTGTTTTGCTCGGAGGTACTTCAAGTCCGCACCGGGGTTGCCGGACGGATAGAGCTTTGATGCATTCTCGGTTTGGGTCACGCCGAACTTCGTCTTGAAGATTTGAGTGTAGTTGGTGACCTTTACGAGCTTGGTCGTATTGGAATCACCAGATTTCGAACCTTCCTCAAAAGCAGGGCCTATAACGAGCAACCAATCGTTATCGTTAATGGCGGCGGCCGCAGTTGCACCAGCTCCACGAGTTACCGTGAGGGTTAGTGTTGAGTAATCGACTGCAGTGACACGCATGATTTCACCGGTTCGAGTGTTCTTGATCAGGTCGAACTTGGTGAAGATCGAAGCACCTGGGTTGTCTACAACAAGAGCAGTTGCGCCGGATGCATATCCAGCACCGTTGTTGATCTGTGCCCAGACGCCGGAATACTGATCCTCGTATTCCGTGAATTCGGGGTTGTACACGACTCTTTTTTGAAGAGCGTGTCCCTTGAACTTGCCCCCGCCGTCTCCGATCTTTCCGATCTGGGTCAAGAAGGCAGTGAGCGGTGACTCTCCCGGTTCAAGGAGGAAAATTTTGTCATCGACATCAGGAATACGCTGACTCTGCTCAATGGTCAGTGTGTCCCTCGATCCGATGATGTGATTTGGTTCAGCCATAGGTTGTTGTTTAGGTTAAGAGTTAGCAACCGCTCACAGGCCATTCGAACCTTATAAGCGTTACTTAACTCGATTAGGGTTGATGCTCTCACCGACGAGATCGTCGAATGGACTCTCTTCGGAGGTCTTGCCTTTGTTGGCCGGTTGGCCACCACCGACGCCGGACGCATTCTCTCTTTCGAGATTTTTGACTTCCTCTTTCTTGAGAGCTTCGTCGGCCGCTTTCTTTGTCTGCGAATCCTTGGTTACGGAGTCGTAGGCCAGTTGAAGCGTTCGGGCATTAAACGGAAGCTTTTCTTTCTCGATAAGATCGAGAATCTGATGACCAATCTCAGGAGTTTTGAAGTCCTCGTGTTCCGAGATCCATTTGTCGATCTCTGTTTTGGTCTTGGCTTTCGTTTCCCGTTCCTCGAGCTTCTTGTCGAGAAGAGTGTCGATGTCCGGTTCATCCTCTGGTTCTGCATCGCTGGCTTTCATAGCTTCGGCGAGACTCGCTTTCAGCTGTTCGGCTAGTTGCGGATTCTTGGTCAAGGCTTTATCGAGTATCGAGAGAAACTGTTGGTTTTTCTCGCTTCCGGTTTTGAGATCGTTGATCTCTTTGCCTTGGTCGATAATCTTGGTCTGGGCTTCGTCGTAGGAGCGTTTAGCATCGTCCTCGCTCTTGAACTTGCCCCAGAAGGTGTTGTCGCCCTCGGACTTCTTGTCTTTGTCCTCGGGACTTTCGCTCTTATCGTTTGGCTTTACGCCAGATTGATCCTCGGGCTTATCACCGTTGGCGTCTGGTTTTTTGTCAGGTTGTTCCTCTGTTGAGGTGCCTGACGGGATTGAATTGACCGGTTGTTCCTTACCGACTGCATCGTCGAATGACGGTGTGTTCGGTTCGGCGCCGGAATTGTTTTTGTCGTTCATAGGCGTGTTAGTCGCAGATTGTTCCTCGGTATCCGATCACGGTCGGCACGTTGGCGTCTGCAAATTAATAAACCGAGCCCCTTTTCGGGAGGCTCGGTTGGTCTCTCAAGATGTGGAAATCGCCAGAAATCCCATCTTAAGAGGCCAGCTGAACCCCTCAAAAAGTTTGGCGATTTCCTTGTGGTTGGGAGATGTTATGTTGGTGTTTTCATATATTCATCGTGAATAGCTTTTATCTGGATCAGGATGACCCCGAGTCCTTCGGCTCGACCTTGATAAAACCGAATCTCGTCGGCAGTCAGTTGTTTGTTGAGTAGCCACGTCTTTGTGATATCGAGTTCGTTCGCAATAAGCTCTGACAACGCTTCAAAATACTTGGTCTCATACAAGTTGCTGATCGTTGCTTCTATTTCTTTGTTGAGTGTTTTAGTCATATGCGTTATTGCTTCATTGCGTTACCGAGCATCGCACCCATTTCGTTACCCGGCAGTCCTTGCTCGGATACTGCGTCCGGTGGCAGTTCGACTGCAGGTGCGTCACCGGTGGCCGGTGATCCAGTTCCCGATGGGATTGTTTCGTCTATTGGTGCAGTGACGGGTGGTTGCTTTGTCTCGCTTATGTAGTTCGTTGGCTCCCAGCCGTAATCCTCAAAGAGCTTCATCAGTATCTTGAACTTCTTTACCGAGTAGACCGTTCCGGTTTCCGTGTCTACGATTTCGTTCACGTCTTTGATCAAAGCCCAGAGTTCCAAGTCTTTTGCTTTCTTGAGTTCGGACGAGGAAGCGAGGGCAGATGTTGATTCGAGGGACATTTCGTATTCGTAGTCGAATAGTCCTTCAAGGTTTTCTGTTTCGGGGGTTATAAGTCCGTGACGCATGAGAATTGCGACGGCCTTATCCGGCACCACGCCTTTGGTTGTCCAGAATTGCTTGATCATGCAAATCCAGTGCTCAAAGTGCATGATGTACGAACCTCGGAGCATGATCAGGAAAAGCTTTACTCCCTCGAGTGTTGCTTCTCGCATGAATGAGGCAACGGTTGCAGTTTGTTTGCTGTCTGCACCGGCCGTGGTTGTGTATTCGTCTATTCCGACTGCGATACGCATCGCTTCTTTGATGTGATCGGGTTCTATAAACGCAGAGGAGTTTACGTCGCCAAACTTCAGTTCTTTGACGGAATTCGGGTCATTCGTCCAGAGGATTCCAAGTGGTCGTATGCTGATGGTTGATTGTTTGTAACCGGGAAGAGCCACCGGTGCCGCCGCAATCATGCTGTGAATTTTCATTGTGATAGCGTCCACTCTCTGGTTGGTCACGGAGTTCAGGAGTTCTTGCAAATGGTCTACGAGCTTCGGGATACCGAGCCAGTAAAACGAGAACGCTCGAGGGAAGAAGCCTGTTCGGGAATAAGGTTTCGATTGGTGGTCGTATGGGTTGTCACCGTCTTTGATCTCGATCGGTGTTCCGTCCATTGGTAGGAATACGGTCATCACGTCGTCAGTCCATCTCTCTACGACTTCGAAGAGCTTGTCATCGCTTGTTGGCATTTGGACCGGATTATTCGGGTTGCCTTGGATCGGAGATGACGCTTTGGTTGTCTCTCTCAAACTCTTACGCAGTTGGATTAAGACTTCCTTTCGCACGTATGCGTAGTCGGTCATATCACCACCGGACTTGGTAACCTCTCCCTCTTTGTCCACGAATTGCGTCCACTTACTCTTTGGTACATCCGGATACTGGGCTTTCATTTCGTCCAGCGTCAGCACATACCGGTGGAATACAGGTAGTGGATCGGCCATCTTTTTCATCCTTGGGTGAGGATAGAAGTTATAAATATCTACAGGGTCAAAGTCCGGACGGAAGGTGATCTTGGAGGTCTCGGTTTTAAATACGAGTTTCTTTATTTTCTCGACAATACTTATCTCTTTCTTTCTCTTTTTCTTGGTTTCCTTACGCAAGAAGTCTTTACCTATTGTCGTTCCGCAAATAAACACCTGCAGGAAGTAGTCGATCAGGTCGTCACTCATTCCTACTTCCCAGAGCCAGAGGATCAAGTCTTTCATTGCGTCACTGTTCTTTCCATCGAGCTTAAAGTCGGGGGTAATGCCGACGGTCTTTTGGAGGAACGTCTTGATGTATGCAAATACTTGGGGAATGAAAACGTTGGACTGCCATATCTCACCGTCATTCGTCTGTTCCAGTTCAGCGGCACGATCTCCGTTGTAAGACGAGAACAGCTTATAACCCCGATCAAATTCGGGTTTGAAATAGTACAAGAAGTTCTTTTTCGCTTCGTCGTACTCGCTATTATATTTTTGTAGTTCTTTGGTGGTTGCCATATTAGTAAAGTTTCATTGATCGACCTTTTCTCTGTATCGGCATTTCGCTTGGTAGTTCTTTCAATCCTTGCCATGCGAGCATCGCTGATATCAGGGCATCATCTTTCTGTCCGCTCTCTGCACCCATTCCGTACCGGTTGCTTTCATTCGTGTGTACGAACGTCATCATCTGGCTTACGGTTGTCTGGCTTGAGAGTCCGATGTCCTCGTCACGCAATCCGGCGATGAAGTCGTCTACCATGAGGGGCTTTGTGGTTTGGCTTGTTTTCCATCCCAGCTCTTTGCGCTTGGTATTCGCTTGCTTATCGAACACCGTGCGTTGGTAGAGATTCGAGTATTCGCCTTTGAGTGCGTTGATTACCGCTAGACCGTGATTGTTTATTTCCACTACTGCCAGTGCATCGTTGAAGAGTTCGGCCGCCTGTTTGATTTTCTTGGCAAACAAGTCCGGCTGTATCTGTCCGATGTACGATCCCACCTCTCGGCCGGTCATCTTGTCGATGATCGTGATCGCAGAGTCGTCTTGTCCGATCCCTTCGCTTGGGTCTGCACCTAAGCTGTAGAAGTGTCTCGGATTCGGTTCCTCGTAGATCAGGATGTCGTCGAGCTTTCGTATCGGGCTTCGGGTGAATTTCCCTTGGGCTTCGATGTACTGCTTTGAGATCACTGACTTGCTTGAGGCAACGAATGATTCCTCGATCGTTGCTGGGTATTCCTGCTTGAACTTCTCGACGTCGCCTCCGCAGAGGTTTTGGATTGCCCAGCGTCGCCAGTTGAGTTGTTCAAGGGTCAGTTTTGCCGACGCCTTGAGTCCTTTCTCGTATTCGTCCAGAGTTTCGGAAAACTTTATCTTTTCTTTATCTCCGGCAAATGGCGTGCTGTATTCGTCCATCAAGTGCCACGGTAGGAAGACGAGCTCGAATCCGTTCTTACCGGCAAGCGAGTCTTGCACGGTCTTGTAGAAGTATTCGCCGTCACCTCCGAATCCGTTGGCAGTCGACTCTAGGAACACGCTTGTGTTCGGTAGGTTCGGAATTGCTTGTAGTACCGAGAGCATGAGGTCTTTAGCATTTTTCCAGAATGCCACTTCCGATCCGTGAAAGTTGTGGAGGGTCAACCCTCTGCCCACTTTCGCTTTCTCGGCTGTTGCGATAACCATTCGGCTTCGCAGTCCTGGGTTTTTTGCTCTCGACTTCTCCTCTGGATTCTCAAACACCATCTGTTTCTTATTGTCGTACCGTCGCATTGGCTTTGCCCACATTGGCAGTAAGTCGTAGAAGAGCTTACTCATGGCAAAGATTGCGTCTGTTGATTCCGGTTCGTGTGCGACTATAAGCGAGTTTGTGTTCTCGAATCTGGCAGTCCGTTCGAAGATCAGAGCTTCGCAGAGAGTAGAGACCCCCTCCTGTCTCGCTTTCAAGATGATCATTCTTATCGGCTTACCGAGTGCTCGCAGTTTCTTGATCCTGTCGTGGATCATGGTCTGTGCGGTATTCAGGTGTAAAAGAACTGTTTGCTGATTCTTGGTTTTTATTGATAAACAGTGTTCGATGAATTCTTGTGGATCAGCGTCACAAATCCTCATCGTTTCGATAAGGTCATTAACCATCTGGAGGGGGTTTTTCTCTGGCTTTTCGGAGGATTTGTTCATAGCTTAGGTCTGTTCCGAATAGACCTCGGTGCTCGACAGTCTCTTTCGGACTTCCAAGCTCTCGGTCGAGGAGTTCTTTTGCGGCACGAAATTTAACGTTATCATCTGCACTGGCCATAAGGGCAACGAGCATGGAAGCGGCAGTCGCAATGTTCTTTTTGATGATGTCTTGGGCTTCACGTTTCTTAAATTCGTTCTGCTCATCGCAGTATTTCTCGTACTCTGCTTTGAGTGGCCCCGACGGCTTGAACCAGCTTCGGATCGTTTCCACCGGCGTTTTGATACTTTTAGAAATGGAATCATAAGATTCACCTTCGTATTTAAGGCGTATTGCGTCATGACTCCTTTTACTTTTAGTATCAATTTTTGCCATGTTTCGGTGAGTTAAGGTCAGATATGGTCAACAGGAATTGCGAGCAAATATGCTCTAATGCCTTGCTCTCGCTCACACCCTCGACCTTTGCGATGTGTGCGAGTGCGTCGTCGATCACCGTCTTTTGCGGATTGGTCACGTTGAAGCTCAAGAGGGCGATCGTTTCTCTCTGGCCGTTCACGTCCTTGGTCGCCTTAGCGACTTTCACGCCTTTGGTTTTGGCAAAGGCAGTGACGGCAGTAATAAAATCATCGGCCGCTTCTTTCGGGTCTTTGTCGACGATAAAGTTCAGGGCGACAAAGTTCTCACGCTCGGCATTCTTGAGCTCGACCATTTTCTTTGCGATCTCATCTTTCACGAGGTCGAGTGCATCCTTAACGTTGATATCCTCCTCACCGAGATTGCTTGCGATCTCTTTTATCGAGTAGCCATTCTGCGTCAGCTCGTATGCGAGCTTACCGAGTTTCAGTTGCTGGTTGGACCCGTGAATGTTGTCGGTCAAACCGTAAAGCTTCGCTTCGTCCTCGCTTTTGAATTCGTGGACGTTTGCTTCGATGTCCGTATTACCTAGTTCACCCAGCACTTTCCATGTGTGGTAACCGCCGACAATGACATAGCCATCTTTCACTTTCATGTTCGGCCAGACGCCAACTTGGATCGGCTTCGTTTGTCCGAACTTGGTGACCGCTTTCTTGAGCGACGTAAATTGGCGTGCATTCATCTCGTTGGGATTCCAAGAGTTCGGAATGCATTCCTTAATTTTCACTGTCTTGATTTGTGCTGTTGGTTTTGTCATATGGTTACGATCATGTACTCAATGTTGTCTGTTTGGCCTCGACCTCCGGCGTTCGATACCGACCACTTGTGATCGAGCATCTGCACTTCCGCTTTGCGGTGCTTCTGCACCATTGCGAGAAGCTTCTCCGGCTTTACTCCCACGTCCTCTTTGTTCTGGCCGAGGGAGATAACCCATTGCGGAATGTGCTTTGCCGACTCGAACATCCGCTCTAGAAATTCGTCGGCATCTTTGTTGGAGAAGGGACTGGGTTTGTTGTCGAGCTTTTTTCCGGCGAGGATGTTATCCAAGATCCCATACTCAACCTCGTAGGAAGAAGAGCCAGGATAAGGAGGATCAAAATAAGCAACATCACCAGTAACTTTCTTGAGAAATTCGAACACGTCTTTTTGGTGTATTTCATTGTCTTGATGATTATCGAAAACGCCATGATTAATTTCGTCTTTTAATTTTTCCAAAGTCATCATCGGATTTTGGATCATGCGGAGGTTTTTCGGTGCATGAGACTTGGACCGGAGCGGCCACTCCCATTTGCGAGCTTCAAGATCGAGCGTGTCTCTGGTGTGCGTGAATTTTCCAAATTGTCGGCAGGACAAAATAAACTTTATGAGGAGGTGCAGGAGGAGATGTCGCTTGGTTTCGTTCTCGACCGCTCGTGCGTTCACGATTGCGGTGTCGAGGAAGTCGGCGATCTTGCTGGTGAATACTTTCGGGCAATAATTCTTGCGAATAAAGCCGTCGTGCTTAACATCGAGGAAGAGTCTCGCCAAATCCTCGGTCTCAATCTTTACGCTGTTGTTGGAAATCAGGGCCCGGCCGATAATGGCGGATCGGAATGCGATGTCGTTTGCGATAACTTTGTATCCTTTTGCTTTGGCGTAGAGACTTACTGATCCACCGCCAAGAAAAGCGTCTATAAAAACTCCTTCGGTCTTTTTGATCGGCTTAAAAATATACTTGACCAGCTTTCGCTTGCCGCCGAAGTAACTTGGTAATGATTGAAATTTGCTAAACATAAAATATTTATTGTTCCAGCTCTCTGACACCCCCTCATCCGCTGTGAAATTTTTTTATGTACACGAAACCCGTGAGTCCCGTGCAGTGTGAGGTCGATCACAGCTAGTGGATGTTCGACCGAGAGGTATCAGGGAGCTGGAAACAATCGGATAACGAAAAAGGGCTCGTGACCGTTCGCAATTAAGCGATTGGTCACGAGCCCTTAAACTCGGAATCCCTTTCAGGAATGCCCCTTGAGGCATTAAGTTATTCGATTGTGAATTTATTATATCACTACGAACATTTTATTCGCAAGAGGGTTGCGAATATGCACACTGTGTATAAGTTATTTCTGCACCGGCACGGCTCCCAGATCGAAGTAAGTATAAAAGGCTCCCAACGTAGCGTCTTGTGTGTAGTATGCGGACAAATAATTCTTATCTTCCTTTACCGCCTTGAGATGTCGCTCGTATGCTTCGGCAGGGTCGCAAGTGATTCCAGAGACGGAGATTTCGTAGCCGATTTCTTTCATCTTGTCGATGACCGGGGTTATGGCTTCGGCTGAATCACCGATGATTTCAATCACGATATTTTTCTTTTCGAGGATGCACTCTTTCAGGATCAGGTGAGTTGCAAATGCGGTGTAGTCCTCGAGTTTTGGATCATCTGGATCGTAAGATTTCAGGAGAGCTTGGTATATCTCACCGGCGTCGATGTTCACATAACCGTCTGCAAATTGCTGGCGGCGTATAGTCGTCTTTCCGGCCCCGACTCCTCCCATGACCATGACAAATTTCGGAGGGTTACTTGTAGGAACATTCTCCCAAAAGGTCTTTATGATGTCTCCAATAGCGAGAAATTCATCGCCGGTAAAGTGAGCTACTTTGTATCCTGATGCTTCGTCCATGAAGTCATTATGACACAAAATGGAGGTTTTTGGTAGAAAAAGCCTTGATTAAGGGGCTTTTAGGATACCCACAGGTCAGGGACTTGTATTTACTCATATAATCCCATATAATCACATATATAACCTATATGAGTAATCTTATGGACAATATTACAAACAAATTCGATCACAGGATCAAAAGTCCCGAACCACACATTGTCGCTCTCTTGGCTGAGATCGATGGTATTCGAGGTGAATTTAAGTCGGGTCTGCGAATGACTCCGCAAGCGATCACTAGCTTGAAGCAGTCGGTGCTTATTACTTCTGCAGGTGCGTCCACTCGTATCGAGGGTGCAAAGCTTACCGATGAGGAAGTAGAAAAAATAATGCAGGGTCTTGCGGTCTCAAAGTTTTCCGATCGAGACTCGCAGGAAGTGCAGGGTTATCTTGAAGTGCTTCAGAATGTTTTTGACTCTTTCCAGACTTTGCCACTTCGAGAGAGTGTGGTCACATCACTCCACAATCAGCTTCTCAAATATTCCAACAAAGACGATGTGCATCGTGGCGGTTACAAAAAGAAAGAGAACACGGTCGGCGTACTTGGACCGGATGGCAAAGTCGCCAAGATCATGTTCGAGACTACACCGGCATATCTTACTGCAAAGGAAATGCAGGAGCTTCTTGAATGGACAAATGATGCGTTTGAAAAGAACCGCTTTCATCCTTTGCTTCTGATTTCAAACTTTATCGTTGAGTTTTTGAAAATCCACCCATTTGAAGACGGCAATGGGCGTCTTTCCCGTGTGCTCACGAACCTTTTGCTACTCCGATCTGGTTATCAATTCGTTCAGTATGTGTCGCACGAGCAAATCGTCGAGCGTCGCAAGGACGAATACTATTTGGCACTCCGCAAGTCGCAGGAAACATTCAATACTGATCACGACACTATCTCGCCGTGGCTTAATTTCTTTTTGTCAGTCGTGCGAGAGCAAGCAACAAAGGCTCTCTCGTATCTGGAAGAGGAAAAAGTCGAAGACACCCTTTCTCCCAAGCAGTACGAGGTATGGAAATATCTCACATCTGTTGGCGAGGCCGCTCCTGGTGATATCGCCAAGGCCACCGGCATTGTAGGAGTTACAGTCAGTCAGGCATTGGAGAGATTGATAGAACTCGGACTAGTCAAACGAGTCGGGCGTGGCCGAGGCACGAGGTACGTCAAATTATAAATTAACTTTGGAAATTGCCTATGAAAAACGTTGAACACAAAAATGATGATGGAAAACGATACCTCAAGAAATATGAGATCGTTGAGACCGATGTAGAGCTTCCGATTCAGGGTCAGGTTCGTGATCCGGAAGACCTGTACAAATTTCTCAAAGACTTGGAAGACGAAAGTGTTTCCAAAGTGATTGGAATCTATCTCGACGACCGAAACCTGTTCCTCGGACATCAGGTCTTTCTTGGTTCCTCCCCCAAGAATCTCGATACGCAAATGCTCTGGCATTACTTCTCTCTATTCCTTGCAAAGAAGTTCATGATCTTAATCAATCATCCCGGCTCTACTGATCCGACTCCGGATGAGGATGACAAGAAACTTATGCGAGCACTGCAAGCAGACTCGCAGGTTTTGTCGTTCAAGCCATTCTTTGAAGACTTTATTATCGTTGCTAAGAAATCGTACTTCAGCATGGCCACTAACGATGGTACGGCATGCAGATGCGGTCATCAGGAATATATTCCAGCAGAATAAATCAATTATGAAATCCCACTTTTACTACAAAGATAAAAAGCAAGTTGTACCCGTCTTAGACGAGGAAAAAAACAAACTGGCAAAAAAGAAACTTGCTCACCTCCTTAAGAACAAAAAGGAGTTAATACCTGACCACTTTATTGAGAGATGGGCAGAAGTTGCTTTGTATAACCCAGGTGGTGATGTTGAAAAAGCCAACGCCATTTTAATTAATCCGGAAGACGGTGCTTACGATCTATCCAATCCACTCAATGAGATGACAGGAAAAGAGTGGGTAAAATTTAGTTGCAGCTGGTTTATTTTCAATGCTTTACATAAGGATTTAAAAGAAGAGCGAGAAATATCGCCGAACACCGAAGATCATCCTGCAACATTCTCGCCGACGATGATTGAGGGATTTATAAATTTCTTTACCAAAAAAGGTGAAGCTGTGTTGGACCCGTTCTGTGGAATTGGAAGCACGATGGTCGCTTGTAAGCGAACCGGCCGAATTGGATATGGTATAGAGCTCAACAAAAAATACTACGATCTATCTCTCAAGCGGACTCCGGAATTCAAAAAGACTATCTTTAACGAAAATGCCGCAAACATCAAAAAATTAAAGCTTCCTAAAATCGCTTTCTCGATCTCATCACCACCGTATTGGGATGTGTTGAATAGAAGCACAAAAGATTTCAAAAAAGACAGAACTAAGGATGGTCTCGATGTTAATTACTCGGAAGCCGCAGAGGACTTGGGCAACATTGCCGACTACGATCTCTTTTTGGAGAAATTGGCGAATATATACTTTGATATTTTCGATTTACTGAAGGACGGAGGTTACCTCGTGGTGATTGTGAAGAATATAAAGAAAGAAGGTAAAATGTATCCATTGGCGTGGGACTTGGCACGGCTTCTTTCGAAGAAGTATGTGCTCAAAGACGAGAAGCTCTGGATACAGGATAAAGTCGGACTTGCACCCTACGGATACCCTTCAGCATGGGCAAGCAATATCTTGCATCATTACTGCTTAGTATTCCAAAAGAAATAATATGTCATTAACCATTTCACAAATCGTAAAGAACCTTGTCGACGTAAACGATATCAAACACGATCGTCAGTATTCGCGCGTCGCAAAGCTTCACAAGTATTGGTCGAGGAAACCCTGGTTTGTTGTCGATCAATACATCGAAAAATACTCCAAAAAGGATCATGTCGTTTTGGACCCGTTTTGTGGTAGCGGAATTATAGGATTGCAGTCAGTCTTGGCCGACAGAAACTTCATCGGCTACGATCTCAATCCCTTTGCCGTCTTTTTGGCAAAAAACTCTATGGATGTAAGCTACGATCCGGTTTCTTTCGAGGACGAATTTTCGGTAATCGAGAAAGCTGTAAGGGAGAAAATAATGCCTCTCTACACGACAAAAGATAAGTATATTCTGTACACCATTCTCGGAAAGAAAAACAGCAAGGATTATAACGCAGTGATCGCCGACAGTAGTTTCCGGAATAAACAAAAAGTTAGTCTCACACAAGACGATCTAGAGCCGACTGTAAAATTTCCTAAAAGCTTGAAGTATCCGGATATGGACTTTCCGGAGAAATTCTATAAGGATCGGTTTTCGTATAAGGGAGTAAAGAAAGTGTCGGACATGTTTACAAAGAGGAATCTCTTTGCTTTGGCAACGCTTCATACCGCTATCAAAGAATTACCTCTGAAAAACAGAGACTTGTTCATGCTCGCTTTCACCAACACCCTATTGCATGTGAGCAAATTAAAAGCAGAGAATGTTCGTCCTCTTGGCGTAAATAACTTTTGGATTCCGGACGACTTTATCGAAGAGAATGTGTGGTGGAGGTTTGTTGATCGTGTCGACAATGTAAAAATGGCGAAGGTTGTGATCTCAGAGAAGGCTTCCCGAAACAAGGTCTCGAAACCCTCGTCCAAAATTTACAACAAATCCTCATTGAAGATGGCGGAAGTAAAACCGTCTAGCGTGGATTATTTGATTACTGACCCTCCATACGGTGACACGATCCAATACTCAGAACTTTCGTATATCTGGAATTGCTGGCTTGAGAAGGCGTTTGAAATTGAGGACGAGGTCATTATAAATCCTGTCCAGAAAAAAGGAGTAAACGAATACTATGATCAGCTCACCGCCTTTATTGGTGAGGCAAAAAGGGTTCTCAAAAAAGATGCTTATTTTACTCTTGCTTTCCACAATAAAGATTTGAAAATCTGGATCAGTCTTGCCGAGCTCATTAGGGATCATGGCATGGAGTTGGTGGACATTTCCTCTTACGACACATTTGGCAGTCCTTACAACAAAAACTGGGCTAAGTTTTCGCCTAAGTCGGACTTCTACGTGACTTTTGTAAATTCTCAAAAGAAAGCACCGGCGACAAATAAAAAAGCGATCTACCCTGACGAAATTGCGGATGAGATCGTCAAATGCCTTGGCAAGAATAATGACAAGCTCTTTAATCTGAACAAGGCATACGATCTATTCGTGGGTGTTGTGATCAGCAAGATTTTTGATGGCTCTCAGGTCGCCGAGCACGAAAGGATGAGTATTGAAAACATCACGAATCTCTTTCAGGATGTTCCTCGGGAGGAGAAGCGTGAGCAGAAAAAAAAAGAGGTTCAGCAAAGCTTATTTAAATTACAACACGTATAATTTTATGGAAATTTACACTAAAGATTTTTTCAATATATTTAAAGCCAACTTCGATTTCGAGATTGTCGATACTGAAATGGGACCGGCTGTCAAAATGCCTGCGAAGGAAGCTTTTATTTATAGCAGTATCACTGGTGCTGGGTATTTTGAAAATCCGATCTATCCTTTCACTCCAAAGGGATTGATGAAGCTTTTTTATAATGCGTTTAATTACAAATTCGTATCGGGTATTTTTGACAACGGTGTCCTCAAAAACACGCCGTACATTTTGTCGCAAGCAAAGAAGTATTTGTTTGAGGGCGATAAATATATCGTCCCGATTGAGTTTGAGTCCGAAGAGAAATTAGTCGATCTACTTAAGACAAAGTTCGATCACATAAAAGACCGAGAAAACTACATCATCCAGCGTATCGAGACCAGTAAGCAAGGCAATGGAATGGAACCCTTTATGGAATACCTTGCCGGTGAATACTTCCGACACCTTGGCTTCATTGTAGAGAACCAAATACCTCTCGCCCATGCGATAGGCTCTCCGGACTTTGCCGGATATGGTCTGAGTGAGCTCATAACAAAAATAAGTAATTACGGATATCTCCCAAGCACTGGTTTCCACATGATCGAGTTGGCACTTATTAGAAACTTCAAGCAAGGAACAAAGGACGAGAGTGATCATGTCACCCATGACTTCATTGTCGGCGAGGCAAAAACCGGCAATCTCGTCATGACCAAACAGCTGGAAAAATATCTCAACACCGGATTGTTTGATCAAGGATTCGAGATCCATCCGGCAAAGGCAAAGCCGTCAAAGGACTACTTCGGTTTAATCAGTTTGGATGGCGATTTCAAAATAAAAATTACACTCCCCGCAACAAAATATACTGCGGAAAATCCACTATCACGGGAAGAGTACACTGTCTGGCTTGGGAACTATATTAAGTTTTATCTCATTTCAAATTTCACGAACGACGAGCTTAAGCAGTTCTACCTGGAGTCGAAAGGTGAAGAGATAAATAAGGAGTCTGACCTTGTGAGTTTCGTCTTGGAGTTGGAGACGGAAGCGATTCTGGAGAAAATTAAATCCCTATAACTATATGGCATACTCCAGCGACGAAATCATAAAAAGAGAGATTCTAGACACCCTTGGTCACGAAACCAAAGGGATTAAACTTCGAATCTTTCCACAAAGTAGCAACGAGGATCAGAAGTCCTTTTCAGAGGGTGGTCTTACTTTTGGATTCGAGGGTGTTTCTTACGGTTCGTGTGACGCCGCATGGTATGTAGACGAACAATGGGTTGATGGACTCAACGGTAAAGAAATAAACAAGAAGCCAGTAATTGCGCTAGAAGGGACTGATGCGCTAAGTAGGAACTCGGCCGGTAATGCACTCTATCAGAGATTTCATCATGCACTGGGTGGCGTAAAGAACGGCATTGTCGGAGTTTATTATTTAAAGAAAGGCACACAGAAAATACAGCCCGACCTCTACGGCATGGCTTACTTTGCATCTAAGATAGAGAAAGGGAAATATTTAATTACGGATGATCTCTCTGTCGTCAAAGACTTGCTGGAGTGTTACCACAATCCCATTGCATTTTCTGCTTATATCGATGCATATCTGGAAAAGATGCACGAACTTTTTATAACTAAATTCAACGCCGCTTACGGTGGAGATTGGGAGAAGTTTGCAGAACAACGATCGACCATCATTAAAGATGGCTATGTCATCAAGTATGCCGGTCGCATGCGTAGAAATTTCACTGACGGATCGCAACGTGCAGGACATATCGCCGTTGGCGAGATGTTTCTAACAAAATATTATTTTTACGATAAAAAGTTTTATTACCTATTCCCGAAAATGACGCACAAGGACTTGGAAGTCCTTGATCACAGTAAAACCACAGACAAAGAGTGGTTTCTTTTGCGAAACGAGCCCAATGTTGAAATCAAGACAATGGACGATATTGCCGGACTCGATAAGGAATGTCGAGAAGCACTTTTGAGCATTCAGGATACTCCACTGAAAGGTGACGCCATGCGTACTTTTAATAAGTGCATGAAGATCATAGTCGAGGGCTTCAAGTCAGGTAAGTTGAAGATTACTTAATTTTATGGATAAAGGCGCTCACTTCTACAAATGCGACTTCCAAGTTCACACTCCCCGAGATGCAAATTGGGACGGTGCGGAAGCCGCTACACCAAAAGAACGCCAAGCTTACGCAGATGAGCTTATTCAAGCGTGCCGAGCAAAAGGTCTCGATGCGATTGCGATAACTGATCACCATGACTTTTGCATGTTCCCATATGTAAAAGCGGCCGCCGCATCCGAAGTTAATCTTATCGGTGAATCTATTGATTCAAAGGATCAGATCGTTGTCTTTCCTGGTATCGAGCTCACTCTTTCATCTCCACCATGCCAAGCAATACTTTTGCTCGACGCTGATTTCGACGAGACAAAATTCGGGGATATCCTCACCACACTTACTATTGCATCTACGGATTTAGCTAAGAGTAAACTTGCAAGTGTTGAGTCTGTATCGCCGACATCAATCACGGGATTGAATGATCTCGAAGAACGACTGAATCAGCATCCTTGGCTTAAAGGAAAATTCATCATACTCCCGAACGTCACCACTGCAGGACATAAAACTCTTTTCCGTGATGGATTCGCAAAGCATTACAAAGAGATGCGTTGCGTGGGCGGTTATGTTGATGGTGAGTATTCAAAGTCTAGCGACGGCTACAAAAATATCCTTGAAGGACGTCAGCAAAACAATGGGTACAAACCGATTGCGGTCTTTCAAACTTCCGATAACCGCAAGCGTGACCATTCCGATCTTGGATCACCTAGCACCTACGTCAAATGGTCAGAGCCGACTGCAGAGGCACTCCGTCAGGCATGTTTGGCTAGAGAATCCAGAGTCTCTCTCGTTGAACCCGAACTCCCGAATCTTTGGATCACTTCAATCAGCGTCACAAACTCCAAGTTTCTTGGGCAGGTTGGCTTTGATTTAAACCAGCAGTACAACGCCATCATCGGTGGTCGTGGTACGGGCAAGTCTACAATCCTCGAATATCTCCGCTGGGGTCTTTGTGATCAGCCGGTAGAAAGCGAGGACATGGACATAGTGCAGACTAAACGCAAGAATTTGATCGACAATACTCTCCAGAAATTTGACGGTGAGGTGCATGTGGAATTTCTGCTCAATGACGTTCCTCATATCGTAAAACGTAACTCAAAGAAGCAGGAAATTTTACTTAAAATTGGCGACGGTGAATTCACTCCGGCCACAGAACAGCAAGTTCGCAATTTGCTTCCGATCCAAGCGTACAGTCAGAAACAGCTTAGTAGCGTAGGTGTACGCATCGATGAGCTGAAGCGTTTTGTCGAGCTTCCAATCAAACAGGAACTCGATCAGATTCGTTCGGATGTACGAGACACGGAAGCAAAGATGCGATCCGCTTATGGTGACTTAATCCGGATGAAGGAAATCGAAGCGGAAGTCGACAAAAACAATGTTGAGATAGCTTCATCAACCGAACAGCTTGGAAAACTTCGCAAGAGTCTCAAGGGGTTGCCTAAAGAGGATCAGGAAGTTATCGATCAGAAGGCAAAATACGATAACGAAGAAGCGATTATCGAGGGTCTCAAAAACGAGCTCGAAACAACACAGGAACACGTCAATGGTCTTGTGGAAGCATTGGAAAGTGAAGAGGTGGAAGAGGAAGAGGTTGAGCTAGAAAATACAGCTCTGATCGGTCGGATTCAAAAAAAATATGCTTCTAAGTTTACAGAAATAGAGGCTGGCGTTACTGCACTCTCAAATCTCTTTAAGCCAGCATCACTCAAGGCCATCAATGACGAGATCAAAGAATGGGAAAAACTCAAGGTGGCATTTGATAAGAAATACGAGGCCGCAAAAGTAAAAGCTAAGGTTAACCAGCAACAGCTCGATCAAATACAAACTCTTGAGAAGCGTATCGCCGCACTCAAAAAACAACAGACGGAAAAACGCAATGCACTTGCGGCTCTTGGCGACCCGGAAACTGTGTACAAAAAACTTCGCACGAAGTGGGATGGTTTGCATACTCAAAAGATTACGGCTCTTGAAAAGCAGTGTACTCAGTTCACAGCACTTTCTGGCGATCTCATTAAGGCAGAGATTAAGAATAGTTTAGACACCGACGCTCTTACTCTAAAACTTAAAACCGCCTTTTCGGGCATGAATATCAATGAAGCGAAGCTTGAGAAAATCTGCCAATGTCTATTGAAAGCCAGCGATCCATTTGTTGAGTGGAATGGTATTCTTTCGGAACTTGAAAAACTCGCACTGCATTCTACGGAGGGACCGGATGAAATGCCGGATACTCCGATTCTAAATAAATGTAATTTTATCGATACCGAACGCATGAGAATTGCGACTAGCTTCGACTCTGCTCGATGGCTCGATCTCTCCGTTACAGAGCTTCAATTTAATCCGAAGTTTTCTTATTGCACCAACAAAACGAAAAAAGACTATATTGCATTTTCAGATGCATCAGCTGGTCAGCAAGCTACTGCTTTGCTTACCGTCCTTTTGAACCAGCCGGGCGCGCCTCTCATCATTGACCAGCCGGAAGACGATATCGACAGCAAAATGTTCAAAGATATTGTCCAGCAAGTCTGGAGAGCTAAGAGTAAACGCCAGCTTATTTTCGCTAGCCACAGTGCGAACTTTGTCGTGAACGGTGATGCCGAGCTTGTAGTGTGTTGCGATTACATAAAAGCTGGCGACCAGACCCGTGGATCAATCAAAGCTATGGGTGCAATCGATAAAAAGGAAATTAAGGAAGAAATAATCCTCGTCACTGAGGGCGGTCGTGACGCATTTAAATTGCGTATGGATCAGTACGGCTTTTAATTTTATGTCTGAATACTACACACCACAACGAGTAAAAAGTTTATATGATCCGGCATCGTCGGACCCGTTCAAACTATCACGATCAAAGATTGATCTTTCTTTGCAGTGTCCTCGTTGCTTCTATTACGATCGCAAACTCGGTGTCGGACGGCCACCCGGCTTTCCATTCGCTCTAAACTCGGCGGTAGACCATCTCTTAAAAGCCGAGTTTGATATCCATCGTGCGAACGGTACAAAGCATCCGCTTATCGAAAAGTATGGGATTGATGCACGACCGATTCCTCACGAGCAGTTGGAAAAGTGGCGACACAATTTTACCGGCATTCAGTATCTGCATCCGGAGACAAACTTTTTAGTGTTCGGTGCGATTGATGATCTCTGGCAAAGTCCGCAGGGTGAATACATTGTCGTCGACTATAAGGCGACTTCCAAAGCCGAGGATATCACCGAGCTTAATAAAGAATGGCAGATTGGATATAAGCGTCAGATGGAGGTGTATCAGTGGTTGCTTCGCCGTAACGGATTGAAAGTTTCCAGCACTGGATATTTCGTTTACTGCAATGGGAAGTCTGACCGTGAGGCATTCGATGCGAAGCTAGACTTCGATATCACTTTGATCCCGTACACCGGCGATGATTCATGGGTAGAAAAAGCACTCATCGACGCTCACAAGTGTCTCAATGGCGATGCTATTCCAGCCGGTAAGCCGGATTGCGATTATTGTCAGTACGTCGAGACAATTAACAAATATAAGTAATCTTTAACAATAAGCCCATGAATTCAATCAACAAAAACTCAGTATCTATCGCCGGTGAATTTGCTGTTCTATCACAGCTTGCTTTGCGAGGATACGACGCAAACATGACACTCGGTCACACGAAGAGTGTCGACATTTTAGTCTCTGATCCTCGCACCGGAAAGCTATACCAGATGGAAGTAAAGACTAACTTTCAGAACAGTCGCAATAAGGCATCGGTCTCAAAGGTTCACGGATCGTCTGTAAGCGGATGGATCATGAGCAAGAAAAACGAAACGGTCGACATCCCGACTCTCTTTTACTGTTTCGTAAACATTTCAAAAGACACCAATGTTTTTAAGTTTTATATTGTTCCGAGCAAAGTTGTTGCGAACTATGTAAAAGGTCAACACACCCTCTGGCTGGGAGAGAAGAAAAAAGAGGGCAAGAAAGTTAAGGATGGAGAGATGCGTATTTTCCGGCTTGGCGTAAAAGGAGAACAGTATCCGATACCTACTCCGACCGCTGAACAGTACGAGGATAACTGGGATTTCAAAGCGTAGTCTAGTGAGTTTTCGTGGCAAAGCCACGCTTGCGGAATTCTCCATAAAGATACCCTTTGGCTTAGCCAGGGGGTATTTTTATTAATTACAAATTAACAACAATAAAGATGACAAATAAAACAATGTTTGAGCGGTTTTTGGTTGTGGATGAGGGTCTATCAGAAATTACGGTTCATGGTTACGTAGGTGGTGCAAGGCGCTTGATTGAATCTATTGGTGAGTATCCTGATCACGAAAAAGTAAAAAATTATGTTTATGCTTTTTACACTTCGCCATTCTCTTATAGTTATAAGCTGAACACGTCCTTGGCGATAGAAAAGTATATGAAATTTATTGGTAACCCGATCAAGCTGGGCAGACAAAAAAAGCCAAAGCCGATGATGAAGGATACTCTCACTGAAGCGGAGATCACCACTCTCATATTTAGTTCCAAAAATGTTCGAGAGAAGGCAATTATCTCACTTCTTGCTTATTCAGGGCTAAGAAATAAAGAGCTTTGCAATCTTAGAAAAAAAGATTTTCTGTATGCTCAAAACGCTGTGAGAGTTGTGAGCGGTAAGGGTTTCAAGGATGGGATTTCGGAGATACCCCCTGAATGCACAAAAGTTGTTTTCGAGTATCTGGAAAAATATCCGAGAACGGAAGACGATTTTCTTTTCACCACCCTTAGGATGCAAAATAATTACAAGGGACAAGATTTAAGGAAGCTTGTTCATGTTTTGGCTAAAAGAGCTAGGATAAGCAAAAGAACGTATCCGCATCTACTAAGACATTCAATGTCAGCGAATATGCTTCTCCGGGGAGCTAATCTGGTGGCCTTAAACAGACAGCTTAGACATACTTTGCTAGAGACCACACTTCACTACGTCAATTCCATAATCTTTGTCGACAAGAACCAGTATCAAAAATATGCTCCCAGCTATTTATGAAAAGTGATAAAATTATGTTGGAGTAGCGAGAGTTGGTATTTTTCGGCTTACGCCGGAAACATTACCGTTCAATAAGTCCGACTTGTTCGGTTAAAAGCGGCGGTGGCTTACGGGTCTACCAAGAGTGCTATTCCAGCAAAGGACTTCCATTTGTGGGAGTTTTTTGCTTTATAGGCACAAAGGCTCTAACCCCTCGGGCAAAGCTCGCCACAGGGGCAAATAAATGGCAAAAAGGGGCTATATAAGCTCCTTTTTGCGATCTCAAAGGTCTACGCTGTTGAGTCAGCTAAAAATATCCTGAAAAATGTCCGCCCCTTGCGTCAATCGATGTAGGATCGGCGGAAGGTAAAGGACGAGGATCACTGCGACCACCCCGGGACTTTTTTTCTTTATTTCATTGATAGCAGGGAGAATAATGATCTCAATCTTTTGTTTGATAATCACTTTCAGTGTCTTACTGCAATGTGGACACCGCATAGAGAATCGGCCCTCGGAGTTGAAAACCGCATCTTTGAAGATGATGTTGGTGCAGTGAGGACAGTTTCCTAGATTGGTTGGTTCCTCTGCTTCCATAGTTTTTGTTCCGGAGGTTCTCTGATGCCAGCCCGATAAGCTGTTGTTGGTTCTATACCTGGCAACGGAGAACCTCGGGTCGGGAAAGAGTGAATTGCATTCACCAGTTCCTTATCGGGCTCGGCCGCAGAAATCCTCGTTCATGGTGGTTAATTAATAAATAATCAATGGTTCGGGTTCGACGACTTCCGAACGATCAATTGCTTTTCAAGGTTCATCCGTTGCCGTTCTTAAATGCTTCCTACCGCTATTCATGGACATCTTGTTGGCCAGTGCTCTTTTCATTTCCTCCAAGTTATCCACAGTTTTTTGATCACGAGCGTAATTCTTTTTATTTAAATCTTTTTCTTTATTCTTGTTAGTAGTTCCGGCTGACTGATCTGACCGGTCTGTATGACCGATGTGCCGGTCTGACTGACCGATCTCTTTTGAGGTCGGTCTGTGTGACCTATCTAGTTTTAAGAGGTAGTAGAGGTTGTGATATCGTTGTCGGCCTTTGCGAATGAGATTCAGTTTGATAAGTTGCCGGATGCCTCTTTGCACGCTCGAGATGCTGGCTCCTATTTTGTTGGCAATGTGCTTGTGTGATGGAAAACAAAAACCCTCCTGATTAGCATGTGCCGCCAGGCAGTTATAAATTGCGATGCCGATCGGCTTGAGTTTCTCTCCGTACTCATCGAGGAGTACTTTGTTGATCCAATACCAATCGCCATTTCTTAAATCTCTAACTTTTATTTTTTCATCTGACATGGCAACGAATAATAAAGGCGAATGGTTGACCAGACCGCGCCTTATTCCTCCCATCACCGTCTGGCGCCATTGAGGGGAGAGTAAGACGCCGTCTACCATTCTTTGGACTTGGGTAGGGCTCGATCGATGTTGTCCATCGCTCGGCAGAAGTCTCGTCGCATAGTTGGATTTTCGAGTTCCCGGATTGTGAAATTACGGAGTAGACTCTCCCGTCTCCAAAGAAGTTCCTTCCTCGTCGGCGGTTTCCGAGTCATCCGAGTCCACATCCTTCGGATAAGTCTCTTGATCAGGATTTTTGTTGTCATGTTTTTTGATGTGATCCATGTGATCCAAAAGCATGAACGCCATGCGCTTAAAGCCAGCATGGACTTTCCAAACTTCCTGCTTAGTAGGCTCCCGTCCGAGAACTTCGGCGAGAGCATTGTGAGTAAGCTCAATAAGAGCTTCCTCGTCTTTTGCTGGTTTGGACATGCGGTGGTTTGGTTCATAGAAGTGACCTCACACTTTTTTTGACCCCACCTTGCCTACGGCAAGAAAACTTCCTCTACTCTGACTCCGAGAGCCAAAGCGATCCGCTGGGCTGTTTCGAGATTCGGACGCTTCCGTCCTGTCTCGTACCGGCTGATCGCAGTGTTGTGCTTAAAACCAAGAATTCGGGCTAGCTTGTATTGCGTTAGCCCTTTCTTGATTCGAAGGTCACGGAGTTTTATATTCACTGGTGCTTTGTTCATAAATTGTTTAACTTTTAGACCCCTACAGTCATATTAAGCAATTTTGCTTACAAGGTCAATATATTGGGGTGTGGATAAGCAAAGTTGCTTAATCTTTACTAATTTGCTATCATGTAAGCAATAAGGTCGCCATTAACCGATTAAGCAAAATCAACAAATATGTCATTTGGTTCATATCTAAAACAACAAAGAGAATCGAATAACTGGAGTATCAAAGAGATCGCAGAGCGGCTCGGCTTTTCCTCGAGCTATGTGAGCCAGCTGGAGAATGGTGCTCGTATGCCATCCAACAAACAGTTGGAGACTTTTGCTAAGGCATACCAGCTTCCGAAAGAGGAAGTGAAGAAGCATTGGGCGGAGGGCAAAATGCAAAAGGTCAGCATGCAGACTGACTACAAATTCAATCTCAAAGATGTCGGCGAGAAGCGTGTGCATGAAGCCGCCAACAAACTTGAAGAGGGATTGGAGGAATTGAAAAAAAGTTTTTCCGGTGACGGACATTTTAAATTGCCAGTGCTCGTAGCGATTCCTATTGATGATCTCGATGGTCATTTGAATCGTTCGAGCGATTTCGTTTTAATGCCGAAGGATTCAATCATTGCGGGTCATCGAGTGTTTGGGCTTAGGGTGTCTGATCTCGCACTTCCGGATGCAGGCATTCTTTCCGGAGACTTCGTTATTCTTGATGCCGATCACGATCCAAAGAATGGCGACATCGTGATCATGAGTACACCGGATGGTCTGGTGATGACTTATTACCAAGAGCGAGGTGATCACCTTGAGCTTCGGCCGGAGAAGGAGGGCTTCAAAAAGACCTACCATCTCAAGGAGAGCAAGATGATAGGTCGGTTGGTTTACCACATCAAAAAGTATTAACGAACAGGGCTCTCCGCAAGGTGAGCCCTCTAGTTATTTTAAGAGGTGGTGGTCAAGAAATTATAAAAAATTAGTAAAGAATTTATAAATTATGAACTACTTAATCTACGGCCGTGTCTCTACATCTCGTCAGGCCGAACGAGAACTGAGTATTCCGGCTCAGGTGAAAGCATGTCAGAAGTACGGCATGGATCACAATTGGAATCTCGCACCGGATGGCATCTACGAAGAAAAGGGCGAATCGGCTCGTACCGTTGAACGTCCACAGCTTCAGAAAATGCTTCACCGAGCAAAGACTGATGCCAAGATCGATGCGATCCTGATGCACAAGCTCGATCGTATGTGTCGCAACGTGGCCGACTATGCGGCGATCAAGATGATGCTCAAGAAGCACGACGTTCGGTTGATCTCGGTGGTCGAGCAATTCGACGAGTCTTTCTCCGGAGAGTTGGTCGAGAACATCATGTCGTCGATCGCTCAATGGACGTCCCAGAACATCAGCTGGGAGGTCAGGAAGGGTCTCAAGGAAGCCGTAGAGCGTGGCAGGTTCCCCGGATACGCCCCAATCGGCTACATGAACGATCGGAAGACCAAGTCGCTTATTGTGGACAATGTTCGAGCACCATATGTGAAGCTCGGGTTCGAGCTCTACGCCACCGGCAAATTTTCTTATTACACACTCGGTGACGAGTTGGCAAAGCGTGGTCTCAAAAGTAAGGCTGGCAAACGTGTCTCAAAGAAAGGTGTTGAACGGATGCTTCAAAATACGATCTACTACGGACTTATAAAAACACGATCGGCTACCAATCAGGCAAACTTCCCGTCACTCATCACAAAGAAAATGTTTGATGACGTGCAGGAGATCATCGCCCAGCACAATCACTATGCGGACCGGTCTCGCAAGCATACGTTTCCGCTTACTGGCTTCATGCGATGCGGTCACTGCGGTTCGATGTTGAGTGGTCAGGTGAAAAAGGGTCACTTGTACTATAACTGCTCTCACCGGCGTGACGCCAAATGTCCGGAAAGAAAGTACACACGATCCGAGATTATCGAGGAACAGGTCATGGCGTATCTTTCTCATGTGCAGTTGCCACCTAAGTTCAAGACTGTCTTGGATGCGTACTTCCAGCACTTCGCACAGGAGCGTCTAACGCAGGAGGATAACGAGCGTAAGAGTCTCAAGCACGACTTGATCAGGGTGCAACAGCAGATCCGCAATATCGTCGTGGATCGCTCAAAACGCATCATAGACGCAGAGGTCTTTATAAAGATTCAGGACGAGCTTCTTAAGGAGAAAGAAATGTATCAGGATCACTTGGCCGTGCTCGAGGGCAAGTCGGACAAATTCGTGCAGAAATTCAACGAGCTACTGGACTTCACGGATCATGCTGATCAAGTGTACGGAAAGAGTGGCACGAGTCAGAAGCGAACGGTATTAAAGCTTTGCATTGAGGGATTCACGGTCAGAAATCAAAAACTGACGCCGATATGGACGCCAGTCTTTGATGTCTTGATGGACTTACACATGTCCAAGTTCGACCCCCCAAAAGTCGTGGGCAAGGGCTCAAAAACCCTTGCCGTACCTAAGGTTCTAACTTGGACATCTGGCGGAGAGGGAGGGATTCGAACCCTCGATACCCTTGCGAGTACACTTGATTTCGAGTCAAGCCCGTTCAACCGCTCCGGCACCTCTCCCTATTTGTGAAATTGTATATCCTTGATTTCGCCCGGT